ATTGTTCTGATTAAGGAGAAAGAAACTCCAACTGGAACAATTAAAAGACTCGAAAGAGAAATAAAAGAAAAAGATGAAGTTATTCGAATGCGTGAGCACTGGCTTCGTAAATTAACTAATGAAAATGCACTTATTGTAAAGCAAAATATAGAATATGAAAGAAACCAAGATGCAATGGCTAATGCCACTGCGTATTTTGCTAATAGGAAAATAACATTACGAGATTATATTCGTGGATATTTTAAAAAGATTTTTTGAGATGCCCCCAAGGCATAGATTCTCTTCATGGAGTATAAGTTTTGTCATTTTGATAAACTTTTGTTCTCAATCACTGTGTGAAGAGAATCTTTATAGTAAAAAAATATTGCGATGTAATGAAGACTGTGAATTAACAGAATTAACATGGGAGAATAATTATGGTAATACAAATGTTATCAAAGGTCTATTTAAAGATGAAACAATGCATTACTGCCTCACCAAGGATTCGTGGGATCCTATTATTCGTTGGTGGAATATTGGTGGTCAGTATCATATGTTTGCTAATCAACTGATTAAAGGAGAATGTTTTCAAGTATCAGAGATGCAAGATTACATTGCTGTGGAATTAGTTAAAGACAAAGGCAAATTAAAAGTTTATAGAGCTGAATGGATTTACAACCAACCACAAGAATTTTATGTGTTACAGATTATTGAATAGTTTGTAATTTTTCTTTTGCTGGTTTTGAAAGACTTTCTAGCAACTTTTTAAATGGTGAAGTTTCCCATGGTGCATCACCAATCACTTCTCCTGTTTCAGGATCTAGTATATCACCCAAGCCAACTGGCTCTACAAGAGTTCTTGCAGTTGAAGTAAATAATGGTGCTGGGATAGCACTCGTAAAATTTTTCATAATTTGTTTATAAGTCAAAGGATTGATTGCTCGTTGTGCTGCTGATCCACCTGAAATAGCTTCTGCACCAGCTTCTACAAATTCTCCGACACCCACAGGAATTTTCCTAATTACTGGCCATAATTTTTTTTGTGCCATTGCATTCACAAATGAATAAGCACTTTTTGAAGTGTTATTCCAGACTTCTGCTGGCATAGTTGTTTCTACTTCATCCACGAATCGTTGTAATTTATTTATTTCAGCTTTTGTGAATAATTTTTCAACTATTTCCCTGTTCTTAATAAAATTCTCTCTAAAATTGTTAACAATGACTGAACGAGTAATGTCTCCTGTTCTTGGATTTGAAAAAGTTCTAATCAATGCAGCTTCTTTTAATAATTTCATTAATTCAGGATCACCTTGTTTTTTTATTCTGTTAATAATATCCAGACCAAGACCTTTGTCTTTTATTTTATTTGCTGTGAAAATATAAGAAAGAACATCATTAGCTGAAACATTTTCATCTTTTAATATTTTTGGCATAATATTAAATGCAGGATCACCTTTTTGCCCTAAAGAAAATTGTTTGTAATTTCTCCAAAGATTTGTTGCTTTCTGAAGAGATTGTATTGCTTCCACATCACCTTCTATTAATCCTTTTGTTATTAAACGATTTATTCCCCCATCAAATTCTCTTTTTATAGTTTCAAGAGCTAGTCTCTCTGGAGATCCTTTAGCTGCAGAATTTATATCTATATTTAATCTTTTTCTCCAATCGTCTAAATTTTTATAATTTACATTTCTTGCCAGAGGATCTGCAAACATTTCTCTAGCTTTCTTAAGATATGTTAAATTTTCTTTTAAAATTGGCATTCTTTCAAGTTGTCTTGCTCCTCCTTTCAATTCATCAACTGATCTGATGAGAGTGTCTGAGAGTTCTGCGATTGAAGGTGCAAGAACGAATGCATCTCCTGTTTCTTTTGCTGCAGCATATGCATCGGTGCCCAATTTCTTTAAGTTGGATGCAACTTCTTTTATTTTCGCTCCAATCAATTCTGCCAATTCGTGCTCAGCACCTTCAATAATTGCTCTATCAGAATCGGTGAATTCTTTTACTATTTTTGCAACTTCTCCTCTTATCTGGTTGATTTGTGCTTCATCAAAATCCATGATTTTTATGCGATTCTCTTCTCCAAATGTTCCACTGTGTCTTAACAGATCCTCTTTTTCTAATTCCAATCTTTTCGCTGTCCCTGGAGCCATTAATTGACCTTCAGTTTTCTCTAGAGAAAATTTACTTTTTCCTGGCTTAATAAACAATTGCCTAATCTTTTCAACTGTGGCTGGAGGATTCCAAACAGGAATGGCTTCTAATTGCTTCGCTTTGTTTATAAAATAAGCAGCAGGTTTTGCTATTCCTTGCACAATTCTTTTCCCTCCAGAGAGGACTGGTGGCAATAGCATTTCTGCAACAGCTCCTAAACCAACATTCCCAGCTCCTTCTTTTAAATTCATATTTTCTTTTGTCATTGCCTGTCTTGCTGCTTCTGTTCCACCATATCCCAAAAGAGCTTTCCCTCCTCTTGCAAGCATACCTCCTCCTCTTGCCAATTTACTTGCAGGTGTAAATGCTAAAACTGATCCTATAATGCTTTGAACATCTTGCATTGTCATTCCTGGTTTATTCATGTAATAAACTTCACCATCCCATTTAACCATAAGATTGCTATATGTATCTTTGTAAATACCACCCCATCTTTCATCTTTACCAGCGAATGCTTTTTCATAAATTTTAGCTTTTTCCAAATCATCAAAGGTCAAAAGAGCTCTAACATCAGGCAAACCAGCTCCTACACTGTCCCAAAATTCAAGAGCACCTGTTTCTGTAAATTCAGGCATATCAGGGTGCTGCAAAGGAACATCTTCCACTTCTCCAGTATCTTGATTAATATATTGTCCTTTGGCAGCACGAGATAATGTCCCAGGAAGTTCCATGAAGAATTCTGGAGAATTTTGAATAACAGCAGGAAGTTTTCCCAAGAAATCAAATGTTTCTGCAAAAACACTTTTCCCACCAGCATCTACAATCTCTTCCTCTTCAGCATCTGTATCATAAAGTTCTATTGATTGGTTGTTCTTTCCTGAGTAAAGATTTTTAAATAGTTCTTCTTGTTCTTTACTCATTGTTCTCTCGCCATTCTTCTTTTTAATTGCTTTACCAATGTTGCTTTTTTATATCTTCTATCTAATTCAATTCCATGCTCACGACCTTCTAATTCAAGTTCTTTTTTGCTCATACCACCTAAACTCTCCTCTGGCGTCCCAACCAGCACTCTATGTAACCATTGCATAAAACTTTCAGACATTATTCTTCCTTTTTCCATTTAGGATTCCATGGTTGATTTATATTGGTATCAAGAGTTCCATATTCTTCATTATGTTTCTCCCATGAATGGTCTAGATTTTTTTGCCATGTATCAGCTGGAACTCCCCATCCTTGTATATAAAATGGTTGTTGCTGCTGTGCTTTATCTTGTCCAGTATCTACAGTTCTATTTATCCATTTAGGAGGAGCAACCATCACATCTCCTCTTGGCATATTAAGAATGAATTCACTACGATACATATTCAAATATTGCCGTGCTACATCCTCAGTCATTCCAGGATTTGCTTTTATTATTTGTTTTGTGTTAATTGGTCCTGTATATTTTGCATAAATTCCAGGATCTACTTTTTCCATTTCTCTATTAGCGTCCGCAATCGTATAATTACCAGAAGAAAGAAGATCCATTTCCATATTCATCAATTTCCCAGAAATTTTCGAGATTCTCTGCAAAGCATACATATTAAGATAATTTGTCATTGGTGAATTTTTAAGATCTAAAATTGCTGCCATATATGCTTTAAATTCCATATCTGAAGTTGAACCAGATCCTTTTGGTCTCATCAATGGAGCAAGTTTAAAAGCAAGAGATCTTAAATTTTGCGTTGCTGCAAGTCTCATGCTGTCCCCTGAAACAATCACATTTCCTCTTTCATCTCTTTCTGCCCAGAAACCTTGTTTTATTTCCTCAAATGGTCGCAAAATGGCAACATCTGCTCCTGTTGTTGTGGCTCCTGAAAGCAATTGCTCCATAGGATTATCTAAAAGAGGAACGATTTCTTGAACTTTTCCACGAACTTCATCCGAATGAGTAGCCAAATAATCCAATCTTTTTCCTATCATCTGAACATAAAATGGCTCTGTATCACCTGACTTAAGAATTACAGAGGTGATTTGATTATTGCCTTCATTTATTTCCCATTCTGCAAATTTTTGATTTGAAACAATGGATTTCCCAACAAGATCCTCATCATATTCGTTCGTCACAGCATTCTTTGGAACAATTTGGTCAAGAACTTGTTGGTAAGATTTATGATTTTCATCGATTCCCAAAGTATTAAGAATATAATCCTCTGCTTTATCTTCAGCAACATATACTGCTTTGCCACCACTTCTTGAAGATTTTGCAATAATTTCTCCTTGAGGAAGAAGTTTAATACCTGTAAGAACACCATTCTGATAAGTATTATAAATAACCATTGGCTGACCAGCTTTACTTATTATTGGTTTCCCAATTTGATCTTCTGTTGTTGCTGTGAATTGCTTTGCAAGACCAGGATAATCTTTTTGTGGATATTCCTCTAATGCTTGTTCCTCAGACATATACATTGCTTCTCCTGCCATAACATTGCTTGGTTTTCCTAGTTTCATTGCAGTACTCAATCCAACAGCACCTGTTATAATGTCTCCTGCTCTTTTTTGTTCTAAAGTTTTTGATGCAAGTTTAGTTTTCATAAGTTCTGTTCCTGCTGCACCTGCTGCTCCTATTGCAGTTGCTCCAGGTTTTGAAGATTCTTCAGCCATCTTCGTAAAAAATAAGAATGCTTGTTCTTCAGGAGTATAAATTGCTGTTTGAGGATAAATCTCCTCCATAAGTTGTACATAAGGACCCAATGCACCGATTTTAGGATTTAAAGTGTTTATATTCGTTCCTGAAGCACCAAATTTTGAAAAATCTATAGCCATTCTATCCTAACATCCTATAAGCACTATAAAGTGAACCAAGACCACCGATTGTTTGACCATACACACTTGGTGTTTGTATAACTTCACCACCTCGTTGCATAGCAAATTCACGAGTTTCATATGGCATTCCTTTTAGAGCACCGATTGCAAAATTCAAAGAACTGAAAGGATATTCTCTCTGTTCAACGAAATCTCTATATGCAAGTTCTAATGCTTGTGTATCTAACATTCTTTCTGCTTCACCAACACCTAATAATCCAAGACTTTCTCGTTCTGTTAAAGTTTGAACCAATGGAGCAACATCCTGGAATGCTCTTGCTCCTGTTAAACGAGCTGTTTGCGTTAAATCAAAGACTCTTTCTTCACGAGTCTTGTCTTTTTCTGCTTGAGCTGATGCAAATTCCAGAGCACCTCTTCCTGCTTCACCCATTGTTCGTGCTCTTTCTCGAGCTTCTCCACGAGTTAATTCTGCCGACTCAATACCCATTCTGGAGCCACCATATGCACCTCCACCGAGTTGACTTTGTAAAGATTGGCGTCTCTGGGTATAAACATCTGAAATATCTTGTAAACTAGGATCAACTGCTGCCATATAAGCAGGCATATATTTATCAACATCTGCTTGTCCGAATGCAGTTGGATTTAATTGTCCAATGCTTTCTGTATAATCAGACATCATTCCTGCAAATCCAGGAGTTGTTGTATCACCTGTTAAATATTTTTGGTAATCACCACTTTGGGTTCTTAATTTTTCAACAGCTTCTTGCTCTACAGCACTTAATTTTGAAAGTTGGTCTGTAGGAGTAATAAGCTGTTGTCGTGTCTCTCCTGTCTCAGGATCAGTAATTGTTTCATATTCTAATTGTATTGGTTCTCCAGTTGCTGGATCTATTTTCCCATAAACAGGAAGACGAGGACTTTGGAAAGTGGCCATAGGACTTTCTGCAAGATTTATCGATTCTGCAAATAACATCTGCCCACCTTTTGAAACCCATTCGGGAATCTGTGTGCCTTCCATAACATCTGTTTCTGTAGGAACTGTCTCTATTCCAGTTGTGCAAAGTCCACCCATTATTTATTTCTCCAAATAAGTGCACCCAACTTTGACCAAGCCGAGTTTTTCATAAAAATTATCTTTTCTTTCAATATCACCAAAATATATATGTCCAAGTTTCAATTTTAATTTAGCTTCTTTTCCAACATTCATGAATTCTTTTATTAAAGAAACTGCTGTTTTTGAATTCCTATATTTCTCCAAAACATAAAACCACATATCTCCTAGAGTATTTTCTTTTGTGAACCAATCTTCAGAAGCAATTCCTCCAATTGAACCAACTAATTTTTTCTCATCATTTATTACCACAATTACAATTCCAATTTTCATAGCATAAATTACAGAATCTGTAACTTTTGTTATGTCTAGAGCAGGAATATCAAACTTTGCCTCCGCATGCATCTGAGTGATGAGATGTATAATAGCAGAAATATCTAGAGCATTTGCTCTTCGAATTTCCACTAGACCATTCCACTTAAAGCACCCATTTCGGAAGGTGGTTGATTTCCTCCCATTCCTCTACTCATAACTTCGTTAATAAGAATCTCTAATTCAGGAAGCAATTTAATCAGAACTTGAGCTGTTTTACCATCAATCGCTCTATCCAGTTCTTTTAATTCCTCAGGAGTCATACTTTCCAGTCTTGACATCAAAACAATTTGAATATTCTGATCTGGTTGTTTCATCCCTTCAGCAGCTTCAACACCAAGTTTTTCATTCAGAACTTTAGGTGGTGGTTGAACTGGTGGTGGTTGAACTGGTGGTGGTTGAACTGGTGGTGTTACAGATTCTTGAGCCATCATAATTTCATCTTCAATTGCCAATTTTTTTCTCCTTATAAAGTATTGACCAATCAGACTGCTCACAGAACACTCCAATCACCCAACATGTTGGTTCTAATATTTTTCTATATATTTTACCAAGATAATCTGGTTTATCTTTTTTGCCATATATGTAAGCAATTTCGTTCGCACGATGCTTGGCAATATGTTTCCAGAATTTAACAAAACGACCTTTGCGCATTTGCTGAACTACATGTATTGCCCATACATGATAACCTCTTACATGAGTTGGTGTTAAATAATCTCTTGTAAATTTATAATCTAAAATAACATCTTGTTTGCTTAGCAATTTTTGTCGCATTAACTCATTACAAATAACTCTTCCTCCACTACCAATCAGACCTCCGATTGCTCCTCCAATAAATCCACCGATTGGACCACCGATTGCTGTTCCGATTGCTGTTCCAACTGTTGAACCAAGAGCACTATCAGCAGCTTCTTCTGCCCTCTCCAGTGGTTTGCCTGAACCAAGAGCAAGTCCAACAGCAAAACTAACAGCAAAATTCGAAGCCATCTGAGTTGGTGCAAATGCTTCTCCTGCTCTTGAACTAAATCCTTCTCCACTCCAGAATCCAGGATCTGGAGGTATTGCACCTTGAGTAGCAGATACTGCACTTTGAGTCCCTCCTGTCATCATACCATAACCTGTTCCTCCGAATCCTTGCTGTGCTGCAGCATTAATTCCTGTTCCTGCTGCTCCTGGAACAACATACTGAGACATTTGGCTGGATCCATAACCAGAAGTTCCCATGGGTGCTCCTTCTAGATTGCTCATCCAGTCGCTTCTGCGAATTTTGCTTGTGTCCATTCTTGGAGAGTGCGTAACATTCATATCAGGTGGATTATGTTTATTGAAATAAACATTGCCCTCTTTATTATATACGAGTTGATTTCCTTTACCAGAAATTTCTCCTGATAAAACCCGTTTTTCAAGTTCTGGATTATAAGCATAATTTGGTGGTGCTTTGTTGGCGATATCAACAGCTTTGTTATATGCTGTCGTATGTATTGGAGAAGCTTCTCTCCAAGAATATTGAAGAGGACTCTCTCCTCCGAACTCCATTGCTGTTTGTGCAGCATCTACACCTGCTCGATCTAGAGCTGTTCCAAAAGTTGTATCTGTTGCATAAAGATATTTTGCTGCTGCATCCTGTAAAAATGGTTCAGCTGTTTTACCAGCCACCTGTAATATAAGATCTAAAGTATTTATGTCTTCAGGAGGAAGCTCATCTCTTCTTTGATTTTGTTCAGCAATCCATTGCTTATCTTCATCATCGAAATTCTCCCATTCTTCAAACATCTTGATTGGATTGCCTTGTGTGTCTCTTCGGAGTCTTTGAAAAATAAATCTCTGAGAAGGATCTGCTCCTGTACCATAAAAATATCCACCACTTCCCATTGACATTGGTAAAGAGTAAAGTTCCGTTTTATAAGGAATTCCCTCTGGACTTGTGCCACCAGGAATGCCACTCAGACCTCCCAATGAAAAATTAGTTGAACCATATCCATTTGCCATTATCCTATAACTCCTCTATCTCTTAAATCATTTATCAAAGTTCCTAAAACATCTGCAACTTCAGCAAGAGTTGTTGAGTCTGCATCCAATACTCTATCAGCTGTAACATTTGTCATTGTATAAGTTGCACTTGATGCTGCTAAATTTGTATTTGACAAATTCATCTCTAGTTGATTAATTAATTGATTTGCCCATCGAGCATCATAACTTATTGGAGGACTTGGTAATCTTCCTCTTCTATTCCCTGTACTCATCGCAAGCCATCTCCTCGTAAATTAACTCTAAATCGACCCAAAGCCCAATTGTCTCCAACTGCAGAACTAGAAAAACGAACTTTCATCTGGCGTCCTTTTGCTCTGCAACTTATTTTAGTTGTATTTGATGAAATAGTAAATGGTCCTTTTGAAGTTTCAGTCCCATTTGGGTATTTTGCCGATTTAAGAGTGACAGATACACTTCCTGTAACTGTTGCATCAGGAACAATCCTATCAACCATGAAAAGATTGGTTCCATCGGGAGAATCTGATAAATTAAGCTCCATAGGAGAACTTTCCACATAAGCAGTCATTGCAGACCCATCATCATCTGTTCCTGTTTCTTGGTTATAAAGTTTTCCATCTGGATCTGCTGCATAAGGAGCAGTTCTAACTCCAAAAGCATCATGCCAAGTTGTTCTAGCCATAGATCCTAGCGACCAAACATTCGCTTCATAATTATACATTATATATTTGTCTGGCTCTTCACCTGAAGAATCATTACTCACATAGAACCACATAATTTCTTTAAATTGGCGATTTAAAACACCAAATATTTTTTGAGTCTGCTGGGAGTTTAAAGTATCAAAAATAAAAAATTGCATAGGGCAAGGCAACTCTCGCACTTGACCATCAAAGATGAAAAAGTTTTTACGACCCATCCAATAAACTGTCCCAGACTCATTAACCATTGATCTTAAAGAAATTGGACCACAATTGGTTCCTAATAATCTAAAAGCAAATGTAAAAGGTGGACCAACAAAAGCCATACCATACATAGCTTCATCTGTTCCGATAAATATTTCCTCTCGAGTTCCAACTGCAGCCATTATCTTCGTTCCTTCTTGAAGTCTCTGACTTCCTGCAGTTGTTGCTGTAGAAACAGTCCAATTGGTATAATCTCCTTGGTCTGACCAAGCAACAAGCATAGGATCTTGTGCACTTGCACCACTATCATAAGACCCCATAGAAACAACATGTCTATCTGGAAAAGAAAGAATTGTGAAACGACTTGTTTGTGGTGCATTACTTACTACAGTTGCTCTTGCTGAAACACCACCAGAGCTATCCCAATAATAAGTGTAATTATTGCTAACAGTAGCAATTAAATCTTCACCCCAAAGATTAAGACTCCATATTGTCAGATCCAGTGTAACTGCACTTCCTGCACGAGCTGTTCCCCAAGTTGACTCACCCCATGGACCAGTTCCATAACCTAATGCTGTTGAAGCAGTTGCATTATTCATTCCTTCACTTTTACCGATTAAATGTTTTGCTGTTATTGAAGAGCCACCACCTGCACCTGTTGCATCTGCTGTGGTTGTTGCTGTTATTTCATAAGCATTTGCACTTGTAACATTTATTATTTCATATGGACCATCAATAGTAACATTATTAAATGTTGAAGCATTTGAAAAACTTACAATCTCCCCAGAAACGCAACCATGAGAAGAATCTGTTACTGTAACAGTTGTAGAGCCACTCGCTGTTGTTAATGGATCTGCACCTAAAGAACTCGTTGCTCGTAAAGGTGTTATGTCGTAAAATTGACCATCTAATAATATTAATAATTGCTTCTCTGTGCCAAGAGCAACATAATCTGTGCCATTTAAAGATCTCCAATTGACCATGGCTCTGCATTTTCCAGCACTTAATGTTGTTGAAGAAGTTATTGTTGTTGGTGTAGTAGTTTCTTGTTCCCATCCACCGATCTTTGCAGGAAAACCATTTTCAAAGCGAACTTTGTCTCCATCAACCCAATATGGTCCAACTGCACCTGCTGTATATTCTGGAATATCTTTAACGATTCCTGGCTTTATATCAATTCCTGTTAATGGCATGTTTTATTAACCTATTCTTACAATCATCTTTTTATTTTTGTATTTTTTTATTTTCCACTTTTTTTGTGGGTATTTTATTCCCATTTTTTGCAGCACCAATCATCCCTAATCCTGCTTTCCCAACTCTGTAGCCAAAGCTCGCAGAAATAGAAATGTATATACAATTAGCAAACCAGTCAGGTGTGCTTTCGTCTAAAAAAATAAATCCCTGTTTAACTGTTTCTTGTGTCCACGGAAGAAAACAACCTGCCAACACAGCAATAAAAAATATCGTCCATGCTTCATCTTTCCAGGATCCTCCCATCTGCTCTGTTAATGATTTTTCCATATCAAGCTCGCCTGTAGCTTGTTTTTCATAAACTGTTGCTTCTGCTTTAGCTTTTGCTACTTTTATAGATGTAAGAGCTTTTTTCTCATCCATCTTGCCTTTTACCCAAGATCCTGCTATATCGCCAACTGCACTTAATAATCCTCCAATCAGTGGTAATGCCATCAGACTTGTCTCCATAACATAGTTATTAAAATAATAATTGTTGATCCTGCAGATCCAATTATAATCGCTTCAATTCTTTTTATTCTTGTAATAGTTTCTAACCATCTCTCCGCACAAACTGCTTCGTGGGTGTCCAGTTTTGCTTTTACTTGGTGTGCTGACATTCTCGCCATTTCAACCTCCTAAATTAAGATGGTTCAGTTGGCCATGATATATTATCAGGATCAGCATTGTTCGCAGGAACATCTCGTAATGCTTGGCGATAAGTTTTCCACGCATCTTTGTTAGATACTTGCGAATCCTCTAACACTACATAATCACACATTCTTAATTTTTCATATCTTTGGAATCTGACCAGTTCCCATTTTTGTTCCGTAGTAACAGGAGAATTAGAAGGTGCTACATAAGCAGTAACTTTTTGTGTATACCATTTATCACCATCCTTATAAGGAGTAACATTTTCAACCTTATCGTTTGGATGTGTAGTAGTGACAGGTGTAACCTCTACTAATTTATGTAAATCTAAAAAATCTTGATTAGGTGTACCACCAACAAAAGAAACATTAGAGTATTCTTTACGAATATTAGGAATCGTTTTTGTAACTGCTCCACTTTCTACTTTTAAATATGGCATATTGCCTCCTTTATGCGTTTAAATTAATAAGTTGGGTAGACCCATCTCCTCCAGCTGGAACTCTTAAATACTGGTCCCCAGTACCTATGCTGCCCTTACCACCATTATCAGCGACTGAAATAAATCCTCCACCACAATCTATGGTTCCACTATTACTTAGTGTTCCTCCATATCCAACTATCATGTTACCTCCACCTGAACTTCCTCCTCTATTTGAATTTCCTCCAGCATCTCCACTAGCACCGCCAACACCTCGACAGTATATTCCTCCAGCAGCACCAATAGTTAAATTTCCAGAAACTAAAAGAATTATTACTCCTCCAGTTCCATTTCCTCCTGCTACTGCTGCATAGCTTCCTGTAGTAACAGCAGCTCCTCCTGGATTTCCAGCTCCTCCTCCACAGGACCAATCTCCATTATTTTGTCCAGCAGTTCCTGCTCCTCCCCAACTATTTGCATGACAGGCTTGACCTGCATAAGCTCCACCAGCAGCTGAACCACCAGAAAAACAAGTTCCAGCACCACCTTGCATACTTATATTTTTTCCTCCACCAGCACCACCTTCTCCTGATTTTCCACAATCCGTTGGTCTTGCACCCCAACTAGATGAAACTGTATAATTATCGGCAGATTTTCCATCATGGTATACAAATGTCGAATCATTGCTATTATTATCGGTAGTAGCTGGCATACCAACTTTAAGAATATTTAATAAACTTCCTGTTCCTGTATTTGGAAAACTACTTTCTAATGCTTCAACTGCTGTACCACATCCATCAAATACTGCTCCTCCAGATAAATCTTCTGATAATCCTCCACTGGCTGGCTTAACAGGTAAATCAATTCCTCCACTAGCAACACCAGTAGGTTCTCTATTCGCTCCTCTGGCTGTCATAGATAACCAACCATTAATAGTACAATCTCCATCAACTAACACCATTAATCCTGCACATGGTTGGTCAGTAGTTAAAATATAATCAGCATCAATGGTTAATCCAGAATATTGTTTGAGTGCCATGTCTCCATCATAAGAGCCACTCTTATTGGCAACAGTTATTTCATAAAATTTATCAGTTGAAGCTGATAAAGGAAGGGGATACTCTTTGGTTGCGGTGGTTCCATCTACATAATAATATCCATAACTAGATGCACCAGCACTCATACCATCAGTTGTTGATCCATCAAAAGTAACAGTACCATCAGAACCATCACCAAAGTAAGTAACATCTTCACCACCAGCAGATCCTGCTGCTGCCCACCAATTATTTTTTTCGCTACCTGTACCCATTATTTGCTATCCGTACTCGCAACAGCACCATGCCATATTGTTCCTCCATCTATCGTGGTGAACACTAAAATATCTAAACCTGATGCAGTTAAAGTAGGAGCACTGCCTCCAGCCCAATCTACACTTCCTGGCCAAGTTATAGCACCTTGTGATTGTGCATTTGTCAGTAATAAGGTGAAACTACAACTATTAGCAGAAGCAGTAGGATTAGAAAAGACAAATGTTTGTGCTCCAGTTGAAACTGTGGCGGAAACAACATTTCCACTTGTAAGATCAATAGTATCTGATCCTCCTCCTGTATCTCCTATGGCATTATGAACTTCTCCATAGTCTTTTAAAATAGGTCGTTGAAGAATATCATCGGAACAAAGAATAGCACCTGTTCCATTAGTTGCTATGGTTATATCTCCATTCGCACCATCTGTAATTACAATAGAACCTGAATTCGTGCCACCATTTGTGTCTATTTCGAGGTCATATGCTCCACTAGAAGATATTTTGCCAGAAGCTGCACCACTTCCCACAGAAATTTCTCCTGTTCCATTTGGAGTTAACTCAATATTTCCGTTTGCAGCATCAACTATTTTAATTATTCCAGAGTTTGTGCCACCATTTGTATCCAATTCTAAATCATAAGCACCACTAGATGTTATTTTGCCAGCAGCAGCACCACTACCAATCACCAATTCTCCTGTACCATTTGGAATTACAGAAACATTTCCATTAGCAGCATCTGTTATTGTGATTTTACTAGAATTTGTTCCACCATTTGTATCCAATTCTAAATCATAAGCACCACTTGTTGATACTTTACCAGAAGCAGAGCCATTTCCCACAACAACTTCTCCTGTACCATTTGGAGACAAGCCAATATTACCATTAGTGTTTGTACTAGAAATAGTGTTCCCAGAAAGAGCAATATTTCCAAAAGCAAGATTATCAGTTATAGAAATAACTTCATCACTTGCATCACAATAAACAATATTTGTTTTTCCATTACTTACTGTGGCTGTAGCTGCAGCACTTCCCTGTGCCATAATTACATTATAACCACCTGAAGTTGCATTCTGTATCATAAAATATGCAGTTGTAGTAGCTGGGGCAATTGTAATAGTGCAGTTTTGACTTAATGTTCCTGTGAATTTGATTACACGATACATGCCATCTTGAACATTACTAGATCCACTGCTAGGAGATGCAGCTCTTACTGTTAAAGTGGCAGTTGAAGCATCAGAGAGAGCAACAGCAGTATATGCTGTTATTCTATCAAGAATATCAAAATTATAATTAGTTGTTACACCCCATGTTCCAGACTGATCGCCTGTTGCCATCTCCTCGATGCCATAATTTGTAGTATATGAGCTTGCCATTTTAGTCTATCCTTATAATTGCTGCCGTTCCTGCTGCTGGGAAGACAATTGTGAATGTTCCTCCTGATACTGTGAAATCTCCACCAAAAGCCAAAACGGCAATGGCTTTATTACTTGCTGAAGAATTATAAATAACTGCTCCATTTGCCGTAAATGATGCGGATGACCAGGAAGGATCTGCGGAATCAAAATAAGCCACTGTCCCAGATGTTGAGACTGTCTGACTTGTTAATGCAACACCACCAGCCGAATAGCCTGTTCCTGAAATCTCATTCGTTGCACTATAAGCTGTGGTTGTTGCTCCTAAAGTTGCACTGCTCGTGTAAAGAGCGATTTTTATTGTGTCGCTGCCTAAATCATGCTCTTTTTCAAGAATCTGTTGTTTAAAGCTAGTGCACATTGCTTGGGATATTGCCATTATATTCCTCCATTATATTCTGCTGCATAATCTCGTTTCATCTCTTCTTGAAGTAATTTTATTGCTTCATCAAACTGAGTCTTATATAAAGATACTGTTTCTGGTGCTTTAAGAAAAGCACTAGCTTCGTATAAACAAGCACTTAATAAAACATTGGTTGCATTGTTCCCAATCCAAGTTGTTGTATTCCCTGATGATAAGCCAGTTTCAGGAGCAATATAATCAACTGCATAAGCATAAGTAGAATCTGGCGTTGGAGCCAATTTTATTATTGTTCCAGAAGTGGATGCAGAATTAGTGCTATACATCTCTGGTTGAGCTTGTGTGCTTGAATTTTTCCAATAATCATTTAAATAAGAATCTATTCTGTGGTTCAGATAAACAATGTTGCTTGAACTTGTAATTGAAACTTGACGAATCATTCTTGCTGTAGCAATTGTGTAATTTGTTTGCCCAACTACAAGTGATCCTGTTGTTGCTGCTCTATAGCAAGGAAGATTTGGAGCTCTTTGGAATATAATTTCTTCAGCTTGCTGTATTATTACATCTAAAGAAGTTGATAATTCAGTGCCATCATCCTCCAAAAAATTTTGAATATTTGTTTTTAAATCAGTATAATTCATTTTTTATTGACCCCATGTGCTATCACCCCAAGTTACATCACCCCAAGAAGTGTATGTTGTTGTAACAGAAATTGAACCCAGAGCACCAGTTCCTGCGACGCCAGTTTCTGTAATAGAGACTCCTAATGTTATGCTGGATATGGTTCCGATTGCACCTGTTCCTGCGACACCAATCGCATCAACTTCTGGGGCAGGATCACTTATTCCCCAAGCACCTAATCCCCAAGGACCAATTCCCCATCTATTGTGGTCTGGATTTGGTGTCGCTGTTCCTATTGCACCTGTTCCTGCGACGCCAGTTTCAGTGATACTTAAATTAACACCATCTGTCTCAGCATATGTCCCAATTGTGCCAGTACCAGCAACACCTGTTAATGCTTGCTCGGTTGTAAAGGAGGCAATAGTTCCTATTGCACCTGTGCCAGCAATACCTGTTGGTTCAGTTTCAAGATAAACTTTATCGTCTGGTGATACTCTTGCATATCCCTCAACACCATCTGCGAAAACATCTTGTGCAAATAAAATGCTAACATTGCCAACACTTCCTTTTGCATGTGGCATCTGTGGTTTTTTATATTGTGTTGAGTCTAAAGATCTTTGTGTAAAGCCATCAGCATCGGTTTGTGCTTTATTAAAATCAAACCAGCCATATTGCAGATTAATCCAAATATTCGTTGGATCATTATCAGGACGAGGTTTGAACAATGCAACTGCATCAATAACATTCTTTGCAGGAGTTAATTGTGGTTGCTTTGGATCATAATCTTCTGGTCCAACTCGAAGATTATTCCATTCAGTTTTTAAATCCTTATATTTTAAACGAAAACCACTACGATCTGAAATTGCTAATGATTTTCTTCCTGTTGCATATTTAGCCATTTAAATTAAGTCCTGTTGGTCTTATTCTTAATGAAACATTAGCTCCTTCTTCTGCTGAAGCAAATTGAAAAGATCTTTCTGCTAATTCATTTAAAATTTGAACACGATCTGGCATAAATTTCAAAGCAAGTTTTGCTGCTAAACCAGCACACATAGCATCATTCCATCTATAAGGAACATCAGCATCCTGATAAGAAGCTGTAACATCTTCAATCTGGAACACACCATAATATCTTATCGAATCGTTCGCATTATCAGGCACTGGCCAAACAGTCATGGTTGGTGTGTATTGTCTATCTAACATGTATTGAGAAGACACTCCACTTGTAGTTTTATCAGGAAGCTGATTGTAATCAGAAATAGCCACTCTATTCACGATCTGATCGCTAGAAGTTGAACCTGAAACTTTCCTATATACAACATTAATAATATCTACTAATCCTGCATCAAGAGTATATGGTGCTTGGTCAGCAACCAGTGTAACAGTTTTATAATCAACTGTCCAATAATTCCAACCACGATTAGACCATTCAGAGAAAAGAAGATTTAAACTTCTTCTTGCTGAAACTGCTTTATCACCTGTTTGAGTCTGTGGATCAATACCACATCTCTCATATGCTTCAGCAATCACCTCTTCTATATTTGGTCTAAATGCTACTGTTCCAGATGTTGCCATTTTAATATAACTTCTGCATCCTTAAAACAATTTGATAACTATCAGTTGTTGCTCCTGCTCCTGTGGTTGTAAATTTTACATCTCCACCAGGAGAAGCTCCATAAGTTAATGTTGATGGCAATCCACCAAATCTAGAGAAATCCTGATATCCTGATTGATCTGCATCAAGATGCATCATAATTGCATCTACTGTTGCATCAGCCAGAATTTCAACAGTCATCCCATAAATGGTCCACCATGCTTCAACGATTCTAACGCTAGTGCAAGACTCACCATCAGAATTTGTCTTTAAACTAGAAACATCAACTTTAAGAACTGCACTTTCATTGCCAGTATCAATATATTGATATTGAAATGCCATAACAGCTTCTCTAACACTATCATTTATTGTTGTTGTTGTAGTTATATCAGCCATTAATTCTCTCCTATTAAGAAGCTACATCGTAACCAATTATTTCAATCAGTAAACGACCTGCTGTGTATGCTGTATTTCCTGTTCCTTGACTTACCAAATAAAGATATTGGTCAGCAGTAATATCTCCAGCTCCTGTAATTGTGCCAGCAGCTTGTGTGCCACCATTAATAATTTGTGTTTCTGTTAAATCAGCAATAGCTTCATCATTCACACCTGTTCCTTCTGTAGCAGAATATAAATCAATATCTGCATCACCAGAGCCAGCAGCTGGAGCTTCAAGACAAGTCATTTTTACACCAAAAACAGTTCCTTGATTAGCTGTAGTCACTTGACCTATAAAAGCTACACCTGCACCATCTTTACCAATAATATCGCCAGCACCACCACCAGAATATAAACCTGTTAAATCTATCATAATTGAAGTGGTAACGATATTAACATTCGTGGTAACATCACTCTTAAGTCTTTCAACTTGAGTTACATAAACAGAAGCAGTTCCTTCTATTCCTGCACTTTCTGTACCTTCTACTGCCATTTTGTCACCACTAGTCACAGTGATGGCACCAGTAGTTGCATTCTTTGATATGGTCTGAAAACCATTTTCCGATCTTACTGGACCATTAAATGTTGTTGTTGCCATAATATAAATTCCTTCTCAAAAAAGGTTGCACTCTAAAGTCTTTTTGAGCGTCTGCTGGGGCAGTCTTTAGAGTCAAATTCCCAGACTTCTTTAATTATTACTTGATAACTGGGTGAAAGTAAATGGTTAAATACCAGGAAGACCTGTTCCTTGGACTTTGTCTATTAATTCAGGTGTAATTTCTAAGTATATTCCCTCTTCCCCTTTCATCCTTTTTAATATTCCTGCATCAATCAAATTGTCAGTTTCTGATTTGGAAAGATTTTTGATCGCATCGTCCAATGCAAATCCATGAATCTCATTATATGTGTTTAAAGTCTTTCCAATTCTATCTAGTTTGAGATTTGAATTAGCATCAGATGCAGCAAGACTTCTTGCATATTCCAATTTTCCTATTTCACTATCATCAATCCCCACAGATCCAGAAGCAAACCCCATTTCTTTCGAAGCTTGTTTATCGGCTTTTCTGAGAGTTTTAATCCATAAATTTATAGAGCTCTCTTGTTCTGGGAATTTTCTAATTATTTCTGTTGCTATTGTTTCAATTTCATCAACATAAGCAGCACCAACCTTTTCACCTATTATATTTGCAAGTAAAGCATCAAGTTGTTTATCTACTGTATATCCTCCTGGATCTACTGCTGAAGGATGCACCAAAGGATTAGAAGTATAAGGATGATAATATTTATTCATAAAAGAACTCATAGGCTGGTCTAAAATGCGTGTATGTCGACCATAAAGTTCCATCAAGAATTTTTCTTCTGCGACGGGAATTCCTGAAAACATCACTCTAATATCATTTGTAGCTGTCTTTCCTATTGTTTCAGGAGCTTCGGAAAATTTAAGATCTAAATTCTTTAATTTTTTTGGTAATTCTTTTTCATAGATCCTAGTTATATATGCTTTGTCACTGGCACTAATATTGTCTCCATATGTTTCTAAAACTTCCCTAGCAGTAGGAAATTTAATTCTTTTAATATTTGGATTATTAACTGCCATTTCTACTATGTTTGACACTTCCCATTGAAGCCAGTTCTCTCTGTTTAATAGAGGATGATGATATGGTGCTTCTCTAACTCCTATATCAGGCTGGAGTGCCTGCGGATTGAACTCATATGACATATTTCTTGTTGGAGCTATTTCTATTAATGGATCTAACTTCTGCATCCTTTCCTGGAATATGTAAAAAGGATTTGCATTACCATCCTTAAATCCACCCCAATTTATCGGACTGCCATCACTTTTAAAAAATGGAACTAATATATCTCCATTTACACCTGCATTCATTTTCTTCCACATGTCTGGATTTGCTTTTCTCCAGTCTTCCCACATTTTTGTAGGAAAGTTTGGATGGTCTATAATTGCATCAAATACTTCTCTGGGCAGTTTATTCTTTCCAAGATGAAAAGAAAAAGCTTCTCCAGGTGGAATGTCTGGAAATTCATCCCAGGATCGGTTTCTTGTCATGGCTTTGAATAGAGCCTGTGTTTTTTCAATATATAGATCATTTTCAGGAGTTCCTCTGAATCCTGTAGATCTTATAGAGGATGCCATGTCTGACTGGAATTCAAGAGGATATAGAGTGTCGTCCCTAATTTCATATTTAGTATGGGATAAAATTCCATCTCTATGTCCTACAGGAAAATGTACTTGGGCATCTGGATTTGTGACTTTTGAAATCTGTTTATTGTACATATTTTTTGAATTTGGATTCACTTTGGTTACAGACATAGTTCCAAATCGTCCATCTATAAGTTCAACATCCATATCATCAAAATAATTATTCACCTCTAAATCATCTATAATTTTTGTTATTGGCTGGACTTTATTCATATTGTATCCAAGCGCATCTAAGTGCTCTCGTATAGCTCTGAATTCCACTCCTTTTAGTCCTCCTTCATTTTGGATTCTATCCTCTAAATTTTTAAGCATTGTATTTGCTGTAGTGTTTAACTCTTCCCCTCTTGCCACAGTTGGCAATCTCTTAATATAGTTCAATGCTCTGCTAAAAATACCTGCTTCTGCCTCTGTAGGAACTAAAGTTATTCCTCCAAGAGCAAGAAAAGTTTTAAGACTTTTTGCAATACCACCAACTCCTAAAGCTGAAACTGAAACTTGAAGAGGATCATGTCTTTTTAGTCCTTCTATAACATCCCAAGCTGCTGCTCCAATTCCAACTGGTCCTCCTATAATATAAGGAATAAGTGTTTTCATATAATAAGGAAGTTCAAGCACGCCAGCGTAATTTGCAGCATTAGGATCTTTTCTAAATGTTTCAAGAGGCATAGTTCTTTCAAAAGTCCTATGTCCAAGCACTCCAAAATCCCCAGTAGTCAGGAAATTAGACATTGTTTCTGGAACAAGATCTGTATCAGGCATTACACCCCAAGGATCCAAAGATTTTCCTTTTAATCCCAATCGCCAATTTCTAGGCATAAGACCTGGAGAAACAGTTGCCATACCCATTTGGTCACGCCAAATACTCTTTTCTTCATCTGTTGGGAATTGCTTATGCAGAAATTCCTGCTCCATTTGCGGTAAAGCATTAAACCAGTCTAAATTTGGTTCTTTAATTTCTGCCATTTTAATAATCAGGGGAGCTCATAACTCCCCTGATATTTCTTTACATACTAGTCCGCACCTTCTGAACCAAAAACTCCACGCCAGTCAGTCCATCCGAAGCTGTATCTTTCGCGAACTTTATAGCGAATATTTCCAGTTTCAAAATCACCTTCCATGCCTTTTTTCAAGGCTGTGCGTTGGAACATTTTAAGTCCATCAGGAACATCTGTTTTGATATACCAAGCATCAGAATCGGACAGTCTTCTCATGACATGATATCCATTTGGTAGATAACCACCAGAATTGATAGCATTGATGTCATTGTCAGCTGTTCCAACTCTTCCAGAAGATTCTAATAATCTCTGTGCTTGGAAAACATATGCTGTTGGTATGACAAGAGTTGTGCCTTGTGCAGCGATGCGCAAGCCACGATCATCTTTCATATCAGAAATGTTGATTAACACTTGTTCTAAGGAAGTCTCTGTAAGATCAGCAGCTGTTGCCAATGTATTACTTTGATTTCCTGCGCGAGATGGATGTGAAGTGCTTAATAAAACAACTCCATCACCACCAGTGTAACCAGCAGTTGTTGCGTTATTCAAAATGTTTGCTGCTTTAATTTCTTTTGTTGAAGAAACTGAGCGAGCAAGTGCTTTTGTATAACGGGAAGCAAGAGAGCCATATTGTCCATCTTCTTCATTCTCTTCAGTTATTGCGAAAGCCAGTGCAATAGTTTCATGTTGATAGCGAGCCGTCCATTGTTGGCTTGCTTCATCATATGCTACTGCAGCACCTTCCGTTTTAACTGGAGCATTTCCAAAACCTTCAAGAAGAACATCTTCTTCGAATGCTTTGTTAGAAGTATTTGATGAAAATACTGCTTTCCACTCCTCTGGATATTGCGCATACTCGAGACCGAAAAGAGCATTAAGTCCTGGTTCGAGCAGTTTCGCAAAATTAGCTCTATTTAGTGCCATAATACTCTCCTATATACCATCCGCATCTTTAAGAAGATGCTCATTAATAAGCACTTCCATCACTGCGTTGGCTCCATATGCATTTTCTGGGGAATCCCAGATAGCTATTATTTTTGCTGTTGCTGCTGCATTCGCCATAGTTCCCGATATTTCGAATCCTGATTGGCCTGTGGTTGTTGAACCTGCTCCAGCAACTACATCAGCGCAATTGCCGATATTCGTTTGGGCTGGAGTGCCTGCGGATTGAACTTTGAAAACTATATATGGGTCATCATAAACATAAGCAACAATATTTGTGGCTGTTGTGCCTGTTGGCCAATATTCTGTATATACATAAGAACCATCGGATGCTGTATAAGAGCATCCTCCAAATACACCAATGTTATTAACTTCTGTTGCAGTATGAGGTGTTAAAGTCCCATTTGCAGCAATAATAACCAAGTCACCATTGAAAATATTTTCCGCAAGTGTGCTTGTAATAGTGTATTTGTTTGTTCTCATAGCATTTCCAGACATTGACCTAACTGGTACAAAACCAAAGGCTGCGTCTACATTTGCCATTTTATTTCCTCGTTAAGTTTAAAGTTAATCATCCATGACAGATAAATCTCTGCCACGACTTGACGAGCTTTTACGATCCTCGTGAATCGGAATTCCTCCAGATCTCTCAACAGTACGAAGTTCATTGGATATAGATTCGTTTTGCTCTTCGCTCTTGCCATGCATATAGTCCTTCATCTGTTTGAACTTTTCTTCTGGCATTTCACAAAGTATCATTCCTTCTATACCAATACATCCATTCCATTGTCCATGGCTGATTGTCGGAATCGGAAAATCACCCACAGAGTTAGAAGATCTTGGTTCCCAACCTGCTCTCTTTCTTTTGAAAACATTGTCAGGAGTTTCTTTCCCCAGGATCGAGGTAGCAACCCACCTTTGCACCATACCATCTCTTGCAGGAGGAGCGTCTAGTAAGGAAGGTGGTTTCCAGCTAGTTTCAACACGAGATTCTTTCTCGCGAGTTTTTTCTTGTGTTTCTTTTGAACGAACATTACGATTTTGAACCATTCTATGTCTCCTTCTTTCCGACACGCAATTCTTTTGCGTATGCTTTAAGTTGGTCTTGATTTGTTAACCCAAGTTCTCTGGCCATTCGTAATTCGTCCTTTGTCATTTGCACTCGATTCCCTGTATTTGGACTTCTCCCTCCTGCAGTTGGAGTTATTGGTTGTCGGATTCTGCTTTTTGGATGTGTCCTCACACTAGAATCTTCTGTTGATATTAACTCGGGGAACATTTTTCGTAAACGATTATTTAATGTGGAATAATATTCCTCACCATTTTTATCGAATCCTTCAAGATCTAATTGAACATCAATTGCTCGTGCTGCTGCTGTTTCTCTTTCAAATCCAGTAGAATTGAACCATTGATTTCTTTGCCACCAGTTCATTGCTCTTGGAGGAGCTTCAGGTTGAGCAGCTCGTCCAACAGTTGGTGAGTGAGTTCTCTGCTGCATTTGTTGCTGTCGTTGAAGTTCTGAGATTTTCATTGATGCTTTCATATCAGCAATTTGCTCTGAAAATGCAACTTGTTTAGCAGTATCACCTTCTTCAATAGCTGTTTGCATTTGCTGTTTAACAGAATTATAATGGTTATTAAACTGCTTTTGTGCAGCAGAAGATGCTCCCACTTCAAGTCTAGATAATCTATTCTGAAGATCTTTGACTAACTGGTCTTTTTCTGCTGTTTTTTTGTCAGCTTCTCTTCTTTGTTCAACTAGAGCTTTGATTCTTTTTTGGACTCGTTCTCCATACTCAGAATCTTTTTCTTCTTTGACTTCCACTTCAGAAGTTTCTTCTGTCTCAATCTCCAGCTCTAATGGGAGATCTTCTTGTTTTTCTTCTTCTTCTTCTTTTTCCATGGTTGCGTCTCCAGGTTTTTCGCTTGTTAAATATAATTTTGAATGTTGCATCCTTCAGGAACAACAGATGTAATTTCATCATCATTCAGCAAAAGAAGCTTGACACCATCTATAATCAATTTCTGCCCAGCATATTTTCCAAATGTGATGTGGTCACCAATTTGAGCCCATTTTCCAAAATGCCATTGACGACCTGTTTCTCTTTCACACCAAGCTAATGGTCCATGGTCAAGTAAAATACCATGAGCAATTAAATATTCTTCATTATCTTGAGTTTGGGAGGGGAGATATAAACCACCTTTTGTTTTCTTCTTTGGGCTTTGTGGTTTCACCAGAACTCTCCAGCCAGTTGGCCTTGGTAATTGTTTTGGTGTTTCTTGGTCTGGGTCATTATCCCAGTTTTCAACTTCATGGAGATGAGCCATGTTAATCATCCTCTTCATCTAGTTTCTTCATTACATCGTCGATCGTGCCTTGGGCTCTTTTTAAACCTTCTGCAATCCCAACATTTTTATGATATTGGTTAAAATCAGAGATTCTCCCCTGTATCATCTCGTTCGCTAGATTCGTCCTCTGACTCTCCAGCGTCTTCTTGATCTTCTCTAATAAGTCTGTTATTGTCAACTTTCACCTCACCCTTCATCGAGACTCCTGTTACATTGATTTTTACATCATCCATAAAACACCTCATTAGTCGTTTCTCTAAATATAACTTCAAAAAATAAAATTAAAACAATTATTTTCCAGCCAATGGATTATTAAGAGCTCTTGTCAACATTTCTCTTAATCTTTCTTCCAATTCTTTAAGTTTAACATCAATCGCTTCTGCTCTCCTTTGAGCATCACTTTCTATTGCTGTACGCTTCCCATCGAATCGGTCATTGGCATGGTCTATTAAAGAACGAATATCTGTTTCGGCAGTTCTTAATGCCTCTCTGACTTCTGTTTCAGAGTTTCTGCTTCGTCTGTCTACTGCTCCAATATTATCTTGAATTTCTGTTAGGTCTTTTCTCATATCAGTTCTGATGCTGCGAGCATCTTCCTGTGCCGATTGTACTAACTGTGTGGCTTTATCTAGTTCAGTAGTCAACAGAACTTTAACTCCATTCACTTCGGTATTTAATAGAGTTTCCATATTGCTTATTTTTTCCGTTAATAATACTTCCAAAGCATTAGTCTTTTCTTCAAATATACTTAAACGATTTTCAAACCCAGACAAATCAGGAGCAACATAGCTCTGTATCTGTTCTTTCATATCCATATAATCTTTATAGAATTCAAACCCTCCCCAGAGTATTCCTCCCAGTGTTCCTAAGAGAGGAAAAAGAAGGAGAAGCTTGGCTCCTTTGAATTTTATACCTTTGTATTCTACTTCACTCATATTGCTGTCCTATCATTTGTTCAAATACTAAACTATCTCGCACACTAAAATAATTCCCAAGTGGATCCTCCATAACTACATCCATATAAATTTCTTCCGTTTCATACCATTGCGGAGCTATCTTTACAATGATCTGATTTGAATAAGTATTGATGTTTGGACCGAGAGCATTAACTAAAGCTAGAGTTGTTATCTGAGCAACAGGATCATAATTAGATGCAAAGTTTTCTATTATTTCTTTTGCTTTCTCCTGTTTTGTCTCTTGCTGTTTTGCCATTTTCTCTTCAGCTTTGGCTTCTTCAGTTTCTGGTTCCGAAATCTCTGTTTCTTCCGCAACCTTTTCTACATCAACCTTTTCCTCTGGCTCTCCTGCACCATTTATAGAGGGTGAAATCTCTTCAGTTTCAGCATTTTCAGTGGTATTTTCAACTTCTGGCTCTATATCTGTTGTATCTGTTTCTTGTATCTCAGCTACAATTTCTTCCACTTCAGCTACAATTTCTTCCATGTCCACCATCGGCATATCAAGTTCTAAATCTTCAAACATTTCTGTAACAGGTGCTGTAGTATCTGTCATTACATCTCCACCAGTGTCCATTTCAATATCAGGAATATCCATATTGACCATATCCTCCATAGTGGTATCCACAACATCCTGTTCAAAAGTGTCCATGATTTCATAATTATCCATCAAATCCAATGTGGTGTCTAAATTCTGTTGTTGTTCTACGACCTGCATCCATGTTTCCACAACAGTTGTTATATAATTATAGGCAACATTATATTGGAACTCATCCCAGTAATATGGTCCATAACCACCTATGTTGATATACACTTTATCCAATTGTCCTGCAAAATCTTGACTTCCGATTACAGTATTGACCCAGTTGGTGTTGTTAGAATAATTATAAGGATTCTGCGTAAAATCATTCTTATCAATAGTTATCTGTCCTGTCTCCCATTGAAGAACATTATTATAATATCCTTTTGTTTCAACAAAGGCTGTGCGACTAGAATTAGTGTACATGCTGTTTGGAAAAGCAAAATAAAATTGCCAATCAACCTGTCCACCATCTTCAATATCAAAGCTATTCAAATCTACATATTGACGCCAAGTGGTTAAAGAATTATTTTTTGCATGACCACATGCTACAGTTCTTCCGTCTGTTCCTGTCGCAGGAAATCCAGAAGCAGCATCGGTACAAGAAGCATGAGAATAAATAGTACCATCTCCTCCCCAATCCTGATCGGCATCTCCTTCGTATCTAGAAGTTACAATTCCTGTATCACCATCAAGCACATCACCACTTGCTTTATGCTCTACAGTTACAGTCGTTTGTGTAACTTCTTCAACATCTCCTTGCGATTCTATTACTGTTGTAACAGTATCACCTTCTTCTTGCATCTGTGCCCAAGTATCAAAGGAGTAAGAGCAGCATGATAAGGCCACTAATACCAAGAATAGCAGAATCTTCATCACTAAGAAATTCCTCCTCTGTTGTGTTTTCTTTTACCCATTGTTCGTAATCAGGTCTTTTTTCAGGATTTTCTAACCATGCTTTTGCAGCATCTAGCCCAATTTTTCCTTTGTATGGACAAGGAGTTCCTGCCATTTCCATAGCTTGAAAGACTCTCTCATCTTGGCAAAGCATAGCCACTGCACCCACTTTCATACCGAATCGAAATAATTGTCTTGATAATTTTAATCGTTCGCAATTTAAATCTCTTACAGTTGTGCCACCAGCAATCCCTAAAATTTGCGATTGAATAGCTATAGAACTTCCTGTGCTACAGACATCCTGATTATTAATCATAATTCCAGGAGCTGATGCTGTGCTTGGAGTTCTATCAACTGTAGTTGTTCCTGATACAGTGCTTGAAGTTGAAGTGACAGTATTGGTTTGGGCTTTAGCTCTGCTACATAGAGCAAGCATTCCAAGAAATAGAACCACTATCAATATTGCCCATAATTTCCCTGTCATTATTCAATCCACTCTCCTGTTACCATCATCTCGGATAGCCGAGTTGCTCTTGTTTTAACTTGTCTTGCCCAATTACTATCTAACATCTGATTGGATGCTTCATCCCAGTTTTCTTCTTCAAGAGCTTGAAACATACTTGGCCATTTGGTTGGATTGAAACGAGTCATTCCCATATTGAATAACATATCTAAAACGATACACTGCCGAATCTCATCTAAAGAATTATAAATTTCCCAGCTCTCTGCTTCTTTTTGTATTCTTACAATATCCGACATTAAAATGAAAATTGCTTCTTCTTCAGATATTCCCAAGCCATCGGAAGCAACATTCCTGCCAACACCGATTGTTGGATGTCCAATTAAAGTGTCGCCAGCTTTTAATTCTTTCCCATTAGCATCATCATAAACTTTTAATTTCATGCCTTCATGTAATGCTAACATTTTAGCAAGTCTATGCGAATCTATACCCATTGTGGCTTGACTCCTCCATAATATGGTCGTGCATGTCCTTCTTCTAACATACGATCACACACATTTAAAAATCCATATTCAGGATGGTCAACAAGTGGTTCTGCAAGAATTCTACCAAATTTCCCTTTGCTATCTTTATGGGTTACAATTTTAAATTTTCTTGGTATTAATTCTTTGAGACGATTCTTTGCAGCAATTCCCAGCTCTTTTTCAGCCAAGTTTCTTGTCCGACTTTCTGGTGTATTAATTCCCAGCAATCGCACTTTTTCATTCCGCAACCACACTTTGAAGCCAAGATCAATGTCAACAACTATTGTATCTCCATCAATGACTCTACGCAATGTGCATTTATATTCATATTTAACATTCAATTATACCATTCCTCCTGTCTGTGTGGCTGCAAGAACGGAAAGAGTCTCATGAAAAGATTTATCAAGTTCTTTTGCAGCCATGGCAAATAAGCGAGGAGGAATTTCAGATGCTTTAAATCCTTTCCTCTCTAAAAATTTCTTTGCAGCTCTAACTTCTGCTGCTGCAACTTTTTTAATTTTTGCTTTTGCCATTATGCTTTCCTTTTCTTGCTTTTATATCCCGAGGCATGAACAGCACGACCTTGTCTTTCTGCTTGCTTCTTGGTCTTATAAATTTTGCCAGAACTTCCCCAGCGATAACCACCTTTTACTTTACGAACAGGCAATTATGCTTTCTTCTTTTTGAAACCATAGCTTCCTTTTTTCTTACGAGTTCCCTTTGCAATATCACGACGACCTTTTTTAGACATTTTCTTTTTGCCATATTTAGCAGAGAGCTGTTCATCTTTACGAGCATTATAACCTTGTTTCTTTTTCTTCCTCACTTTTGCCATTATATTCTCCTCTGGATTAAATCAATTGGTTTAATTATTAATGCATTCACTTCTAAAGTAAATTCTTTTTTTAAAATTAATCTGGATCCAATATTTTTTGAGTCTCTGTCCAGATCTCTCCCCAACCACCATCAGCTTGACCTGAATTTCCTATAAAATTAGCTATGTCATCGCTAGAAGCATCAGGAAACTCAGATCTAATATCTTTAGAGAAATTATTAGGAACTTTGCCTTTTTCTCCTCCTCTAAAATAATAATATGCTTGCTTTAATTCTGGGATCTCTAAATCGTTTGGATAGTAATCTGTAGCTTCGGAAATAAATTCTTTAAAAGACAAAGAAGTATCATCAGCCAATCTTTTAACATCATCTCCAAACTCTCCTTTTTTAGCCTGTTTGAAAAAGAATTTATTAACATAATCACTAAAAAATGGAAGTTGAAAAGCAGTATATGTAGGATCTTCAGGATCTATGAATTTTTTTATGTTGAGAGTTTTTTTAGCAACAGGAGCGATAACATCAACTGCTTTGCCTGCAAGACTTAAATCTCCAAGAGCTCCCAATGCTCCTCTAATTAATTCTCTTCTATCAACTTCAGGGAGCTTATCTAAAACTCCCTTTGTGACTTCGTCTGTTGCTACTGGGAGTGCTCCTGGTTTAATTTTTATAGGAAGCTTGGGCATCAATCTGGATCCAATATTAATTTCCTAATTTCAGGAAGAGTCATTTTCTTATCGCTAATTAAATATTTTAATCCTTCTTGCACTTCTTTATCAAGATCTCCGAGTTTTTTCGTACCAGCAAGGAAGCTTTCTAGTTCTTGTGTAAGAAAACCTTCAGACTGGTCCAGGAATTCTATATCATGATAAAACATATCTTTTATGAATTCATCATCATTAATTAATTTTTCAAAAGAATTTTTAGAGGTTATTCCCATCTCCTCTAATTCTTCTCGACTATATCTATTCACAAAATATTCCCAAGAATAATTATCAGTTCCTGGAGGACCAAGAACTTCGTCCGAGAGAGATGGATGCGATGGAATGACTTCGTCTTTAAGCATATCTTTGTAAGTTTTTAATTGGAAATCTCTAATAATAGGAATATCAAAAAAACTTTTAATATCTATTTTTGGAATTGCTTTGGCGACAGGAGCGATAATATCAACAGCTTTGCCAATAGCAAGATCTTTGGCTAATGTTCCAAGTGCTCCTCTCATTAGCTCTCTGCGATTGACTTCAGGAAGTTTATCTAAAACTCCCCTTGTTACTTCGTCTGTTGTTGTAGGAAGTGCTCCTGGTTTAATTTTGACAGGAAGCTTGGGCATTACTTAATTGCTTCATCTAAAATAGATTTTATTTTTTGATTAGACATTTTGTATGTATTTTTCATTTCCATAATAACTTCTACAACAGAATCATCTATATCATCAATGTCCACAGTTCCATTTAAATAATTGTCTATATCTTTAAACCAACCATTGCCTTCAAATATTTCTTTTGCAGTATATGCTTCAGGCATAACTCCTGCATCTGCAGTCTCTCTAATATTCAAATCATTAAGATCTTTTGTAAGATTTTTAACAGAAGGCAAATCGAAAAAATTTCCTGCTGATGGTTGTCCACGATCACCAGGAAGATTCTTCAGAACACCTTCAGTAACTTCGTCAATTGGTTTAGAAGGAAGTGCTCCAAGTCCTTTTATTTTTGGAACTTTGGGCATTACTTAATACTCCGTGCTGTGTCCTCCAAGGATCTCGTCCATCATATTAGATGCATCTCCTCCTTGAAGTTTGATGACTTTCACTGTTCCTTCTTCTTCTATTCCAGACTCATCTTCAGATTCCATAATTCCTTCTTCTTGTAAATAAGTCTGATGACAAAGTAATAGAAATTTCGTAAGTTGGTCATCTGTAAGACCGATTTCATCTACACTGAAACCCATCTTCGCTTCAAACATTTCCTTCATATCAACACCACTTAGATCAATGGTTGCTTCAGCCATCCTTTTTCTCCTTCATAAAAAAGCCAAGAACACCTGCAGCACCACAGCATATCATAACAACATTTTGCCATAGATCATTAGGAATGATAACACCAACCATAGCCAAGACACCTGTCAAAGCTGCATAGGATGATGGTTCTTTAAAACGATTAATTAATTCAGTCATTTTATGGTCCTCCTTGTAATTTTCGTCCTAGATTAAATAATAGGTGTTCTGGTGTGGAACCCAAAGCATTTATTCCGCCACCAGCTGCATCCAGAGCATCTTGCATATATGCTTTGAATTCCATGTCTGAAGTGGAGCCAGAGCCTATTGGTCGTGTTGTTGGGGCGAGTCGATGTGACAGTGCTTGTAATTCTTCAAGAGTCAGCATGTCTGCTTCAGATTCGTCTACCATTCCCAACTCTATAGCCAATCTCTTCAGATCTGCACCAAAATCTGGTCCACGATCTATGAGATCTTTCTGGTATTGTTTGAATTCCATCTCTGTTGCAGCACTAGATTGTAAATCAGTTGGTGGAAAATCTTCTCTTCTAGTTCCATAATGTTTTGTAACATCTGTTATAGATCCAGTAGGAAGATTCTTTCTTCCTGTTGCTTGCCCATAAGTTGGATCTACTGCTCTTCCTGCAGTTGCAGCACCAGATTGCATTTCTGTTAAAACTTCACGAGGATCTCTGCCTTGTGATGCTGCATCGGTAAATGCGGATAATGCTTTCATGTATCTATCTTGGAATACATTTCCATAATCAGTAGCCATCTTTTCTCTCCTTTATTGCTATGTCGGTTTGTGCTTTACGATTTGCGATTTCTATATCAGCTTGAAGTTTTGCAAGTTTCGCTTGTAAATCAGCTTGAACTTTCGCCATATCTTTCTGTATATCAATCTTTGCTTTTGCTTGGTCTATCTCAATATCAGATTTCGCTTTTGCTTGGTCTGCTTGGATTTCTGCTTGTGTTCTTGCTTTGATTGCTTCTGCTTCAATCTTCGCAAGTTGTTGTGCCATGTTCATTGGGTTGGCTGCTCCGAGCTTATCCATTCCTGGAATTGGCTCCATCTTCGGAGACTTCTGAACCACTTGTGCTGCTCGTTGTGCAATTAAATTATTAAGCTCTGGTGGAATGTCTTTGAATTTAAATCTAGGATCTCTAATATTCGGCATTGGTGGCAACTCAACACCTGTTGCTGTTTGCATCCTTATTCTATACAACATGGCAATATGTTCACCAATATGTGCAATCATCATAGGACCAAGTGTCTTCTGTGCCATTGGATTTCCTAATAAACTTGGATCTTGTAAAAACTGCATATGTACAGAAATATGTGCATCATGGTTCTGGTCAATAAATGCTTTGATTGGCTTCCCGAGTAATACAGAAACATTTTCATCAACAGGATCCATGTTTGGAGCTTCATCTGGCTTCTTAAGAATTTCATCTATATCAGGAACACGGATTGCTTCATACATTCTTTTATATGCTTCATACATATCATGAAGTTGTGGTGCTGATTGGGCAAGTTGTAAGATTGCTTGAGCTTGGGCAATGCGTTGCGTTGAACTAAAGATGCTTGGATCACTAACAGGAATAACATCAATTCGTTCATTAAAATCTCTTGCATAAATAGTTTGGCTTGAACCTGATAAAGCGAAACTCATTTCTTCAGGCATGGTTGCTGCATTGATTTGCATAATTAATTTGAATTCTTGAGATTGTGCATAGTGCAATCTTTTGTGAATAGCTGAGAAGATTTTAGATCCTTGCTCTAACATAGCAATGGTTGTTCCCACTGGAGCATTTGGATTTGTTTCGCCAACATTTAAATCTGCGACTGCTGCATATCTTCTTCCTGCATCAACAACGAATCCTAAAAGATTGAAAAGAGTTCCTGATGGTTCTTTGAAAGGCAATGGCATGATTGCTTTGCCAATATCATCGACTGCTGCATCAAGGTCAACATATTCTCCAGGATTAACATCAAGCTCTCCTCCAGGAACACGACCTTTTAATTTAAAACCACCTTGCATATTCGCAAATGCTGCAGAATCTAAGAGTGCTCTTAAAGATCCTGTTGCTGCTTTTCCCAGACCACCAATTAAGTGATAAAGACCAAAACCATAGAATCCTAGACCAGGAAGGAATTTATATTCAACAAACCAATTAAGTTTCTTTTGGTTTTCATCATCTTCTAACCAGTTCCGTCTAATAGAAACAATTGTTTGGCTTTCAAAATCTATTGTAATCACATAAGGCAAAGCGACAAAATTTGCATCATCCTTGTCCCCACCATCTATGTTATCCCAGATAACATTTGTGTGCATTTCTAAAAGAGTCATGACTTCATCATTGCCTTCCGATTCGTCAGGACTTATGCCTTCAATATCGTAAACAACACTTTCATTTGGATCTCCTGCAGAAGAGAACTTCTCAACAGGAAGATAATAACCAGCCTGCACGAATTTGTTGTATTCGTTTCTTGGCATTTCTATTACATGGGTATATCTTGGTGAAGTTAAAAGATCGGTGCTTTCAGGAGCCACAACGAAATTTTCTGCTTTAACAAAGCGACTTGTAATTCTTTTCATGGCTGGGTCAAACCAAACCTTTTTAAAAGTTTGCCCAATCAGAGGAAGATGGAAAAGCATTTGGTCAACATCTGGGAAGTATTCTGGCATCTCCTCAAGAAGTTGATAATTCATATAATCTTTTACACGGATGGCTTGCTCTCGGACTTGGTCATCAGCTTCACCAATAGAAATTGTTTTGACAGGACCACCTGCAGGAAAAAGCTCGGCAATGGCTCTTGCTTGAAATTGCGTTGCTGCTTCAGCAATCATTGGGTGCACCACTTGACTTAATCCTCTGGTTGCTCTCTGGTCATCAGAATCCATCATTCCACCATCAGCATCTAAAGTCTTAAGACCATCTTTGTATCTTTCTTCCCAAGTGGAGCGAGCTTGACGATCTGTTTCATAATAGTCTAAAAGAATTGTTGCCTGCTTATTAATTTCTTTCTGGTCTATAACTTCTGCCAAATTCGAATCAAATTCGGTTGTTGGCTCTATAATATTTTCTGGTTCACCAATAAGGACTGTGCCATCACCAACATCTTCAACTTCAAGATCGTCTGGTGGTGTTCCTTCAGCGAATGGTATAACCTTATCATTTTTCTTTAATTTAGCCATGCGTCTCTATCCATATATCGGCATTCTTGGTTCTGGTTGAATGTCATCATCTTCAAGATCCTCCGAGTGTGAAATAAACCATTGCTTTCTTAATCGCAGCCATGCTTGCGTACATGTATCTACTATATCGTCATTATCTCCTGCTGGAAAGGCAGAACATATATTAATTAAATCTTTCGCCCATTTCTTGTTGGCAGGATACCAGATCCGACCATCTTCTAAAAGAGCAGAAGCAGCATGTGCTCTTGCTTCTTTGTCTCTGTCTGGAGAGTAAGCAAGCACAGGAACACCAGCCATTCGTAAGTCTTGCAGAAGAGATTGGCCAGATGCCTTCTTTTCTATCAAAACTGCGTCTGGTTCATAGACATTATAAGCATCTTGTGCTTCTCTTCTCAGGACAGGATAACTGACTCTATCATACCAGCAATCAAGAACCAAGGCATTCCATTGGTTGTTCTTTTGAAAAACTCCCCAAGTCGTTCTGGCAGAATAACTGCTCTTCTCTTTGGTTGAATAGGCAGTGTCCCAAGATTGTATAACATACTCAATCTCTGGCAACTCTTCCTTGTCCCATGGTCGCCACCAAGCTTCTCGTAAGATTGCACCACCTTTGGGCATTGGTCTCTGCTGCAATTGTCCTGCTGCTGCATAACTGCCCAATGAAACTTCCAAACTGCTCAAAGTCTTCTCATCAATTCTGTTTGGCCAAAGCAATTCACCTTCTTCTTTCCTTGGATCCTCGAACCCAATTGAAGAGATAGACATAGATGGATGTTCTGTATCAAACCTTGCAGGAAGACATAAGTGATCCCAGTCATCGCTGTTATTAAGTATGTGTCCTGTTAAATCATTCTCATGCACTCTTTGCATAATGATAATAAAAGCACCAGTCTTTGGATCATTAAGTCTGGTTTGCATAGCTTGGTCCCACCATTCAAGAACACTTTCCCTAACAGCAGAACTCTCTGCTTCCCGAACATTGTGAGGATCATCAATCACGATAATGTCGCCACCTTCACCAGTCAATGCTCCATCTACAGAGGTTGCTATTCGCATCCCTGTTTGGTCATTCTCAAACCTTTGTTTTTGGTTCTGGTCAGAAGTTAGTTTAAACTTGCCACCAAAATGCTCCTGATACCAACGACTGTCTATTAATCTTCTGCATTTAACAGAATCTCTAATAGAAAGAGAGCCAGCATAAGATGCAAATAAGAATCTCTTCCCAGGATCATTGGTCCATGCCCAAGCAGGAAGTGCAACTGCTGCTGTAATTGACTTCATGTGTCTGGGTGGGATGTTAATTATTAATCTTTTGATATCTCCATTAACAACTGCTTGAAGATGCTCGCAAACTGCATCTATGTGCCAATTGTCATGGAAATCTCTTCCAGGTTCAATCGTTTCCCAAGAGCTCTTTATAAACTCCTTCAGATTCCGTCTGCTCTTTTCTGCTCGGATCTCGTTCAATGACAGCTCGTTCAAGAGCTCGTTCAATGGTGGTGAGGTCATCATTACTTATCCTTGTTATGTCTAATACTTTCTTTTCTTCAACTGTTGTGTTCACTTCAATAGCTTTCAAGTCAGGAACACACTTACCAAGAAGTGTCTTTGCAGCCATGACTCTTAATTCAGGATCTGCGGAGACTTTGCCAAGAGTTGCAACTTTGCCATCAGCCGTTCTCGTATAAACAGGAAAGATCTCTCTCCCAGCCATTACAGAAGCAAGAAAACCTGCAGGATCTGCTTGACCCATTATCCAATGAATAAGAGCTTTATGGTTCCATTTGTATCTTCCCTTTCTGGGAGGTTGTTCTGATCCTAATGGCTCAACCGATTTAAACTGGCCATTAAACTTCTGCTTTGGACCATGGTTAATTGGTCTTTGCACCTGTATAATCTCTTCAGGAGTCTTTCTAGGTCTTCCTCTTTTTCTTTTCTTTTTTTCTTCCATCTCTTTTTGTTCCTCAAAAGAGTGATTTCCATTTGCTCTTAACATAATAACTTATTTACTAAATTAAAAGAGAAATTTAGAATTAAAAGAGGAGAAAGACATGGAATATCAGGGAAATAAGCCAAATTTAGATTATACATTTTATAAGAGAGTAAGTGAAGAGAGTAAAAAGGGGAGGGGGAAACTCTCTTCACCAGTTAGGAAGATTTTATATAAATCTATTAATAACCATAAACCAGAATTCTTTAAATTAAAACATAAAAATTAGAAATTGTAATCATGGAATTTTTTAGGTTTCCAGCTGAGTCTAAATTTCTTTCCATCAAGATCCCTCCACCATCCATCCTTATGCAATCTAATTGCAAATATAGGAAAGCTTTTCAAACTTTTATAGAACCATTTTTGGTCTTGCTGATTGCTACAATGAGCAGAAAAACCTCCAGGATGGAATTTAGGTTTCCAGCTAGGATCTTTCTCTGCATCCATGGCTCTTATTTCTATTTTTTTCGCTGTTTTAATATTGACAACTTCATGAGGTTGAACATCACTGTAGCCATACTGATTGGCATAGATTTTTTTGCCAAGAACTTTATCTTTTGGATCTGCTAGTTCAACCTCAATTATAACTTCTTCACATATGTCCCAATTAGCATTCATTTTTGCCTCCCAAGAATTTTAATTGCATAGTTTGCAGTTATTTTGGTGTTTTTAGCAATGAATTGTGGGGAAAGTTTTGCACGAACTTTTTTCATGTTCAGAATTTTTCTTTCCACCCAAGACACATGAAGTGTATGCTTATCAACTTTATATTCCATGATGCCTAAAGTTTCAGCACGACGAATTAAAGTTTCTTTCAGACCATCCTTCTTTTCTTGAAGTTTTTTGATCTGAGTTTCAATATCAATATACTGAGTAGCTACAAGCTCATCAGCATTGATTTGGTCAAGTGTTTTTAACATAATATTTTCCTTTCTCAATATATTATTTAATCATTTTTATGGTAAAGTTGTCAGATGTATAACTTAAATCATCATCATGATCGCCTGTTGCCATATCATCTAATAGTTCACCCAAAGTATCATAAACATCGCTGCCATGAATAGCTTCATAACTTTCAGCTGGTGTTCCAAACATATCACTATGTTCTTTTTTTAGAGTTTCTCTGGTGTGAATTTCAACAGTGTCTCCGTAATTCCAAGAACACAAATATAAGTTTTCTTTTGTATTTAGGTCGTCAATGTTAAATGAATGTTTCATTTTATTTTCCTTTCTCAGTTTATATAAGTATTATATCTCGTCTATAAACAGAAGTAAACAAAAAAGTTACCAAACTTATAAAAAAGTTACCACAGTTTTCTGAGTCCAGAAACCAACCCAGTTCCTTGGCTCATAATCATTTGAACAAGACCGAAACCATCGTTACCACGAAACCGCAGTTTTAGAAAAAAGTTTTTGGTTGTCTAAATTCTCCCTATATATATAATTAATTTACTTTTTTTGGAAAAAGGACTATATATTAATAATAGTGAGAAAGGAAATTAGTATGGTCACCAGTTATTCTTCTACTTCTTCAGGAACATCTACAGCTAGTTCCCGTGAGGATTACATACATACAGCTATCACTTGTCCAACCTGCCTTGTTACAGAAATTGTGCCATGGACAGATTGGGAAAAGATTTATTGTAGCAAGTGCAATACAACTATGGTAAGGAATAAATAATGCCGAATGTATATATAGTCCAGAGACCAAAGATGAATAAGTTTGGATGGGTGCCAGACTTAACAGATGCATCTCGCTATGGAGCAATGAAAATAGTTTTTGAAGATAATGATAATCCTCAATTTCTTCCAGACCCAATGTTACAGAAGGCAAGAAGGATTATGAAGAGCTTCAGTCAAGAGGATTATATTCTCTGGGCAGGAGGTGGAGATCCAGTTGCTGTGATGATTGTTACAGCCATCGCTAGTGAAGTGTCTCCCAGAATTAATGTTCTCAGGTGGGAACGAAACATCGAGCAAGGAGAAAGGGATCGCCGAGCAGGTTGGTATATGCCTTTGACCTTGGAATTCAGAAAGGAAAGTCATGGAAATAAATCCGCTTGAAGATGTGGCACCTACATCAAATGAATTAGGTGCAGTGAGTGGGTTGGCTGAAAGACAAAGAAATCTAGAAGATGAGATTGCAAGTCTAGAAGCTTTACTCAAGCAAGCGAAAAAGAATCTCAGAATAGTCTCTGAGCAAGATCTCCCTCTACTTATGCAGAGTTTAAATATAAAGGAGTTCAAGCTCAATGACGGCACTCGTGTATCAGTGAATGAGATTGTTTCTGGTTCTATTCCTTCGCAAGGAGCAATAGACAAATCAAAAGGAGATATCAGAGACGAACTCAAACTTCGCCAGCAACGATGCTTCGAATATTTGCGTAAGAATAAAGCAGATGCATTAATTCGAAATGTTGTTGAGGTTCAGTTTCAATCAGGAGAGGACAAACACTGTGATGCTTTTGTAAAAGAGCTCGCAGAGAAAGATCATCTCTATTCATTAAAAGCTGGAGTTCATCCACAAAGTTTAAATGCGTGGCTTAAAGAACAACTTGTCGGTGGCAAGAATGTTCCTTATGAAGACTTCAGATTATTCACTGGCCATCGTGCCAAAATTGAGAGGAAGTAAAATGACTAATGGAATAACAAAAAAGAAAGAACATGCAATAGAAAAATTTGATCCAGCGATCCTAGTTGAAGATGCAGGTGCAGGTCAAGAATCTATGGAGCGTGAAGACTATATGATACCACGACTACAAATCTTACAATCTCTATCCCCACAAGTTAATAAGAGGGATGGTGCTCATATTGAAGGTGCAGAAGCAGGTTTCATATTAAATACAGTGACTAGAGAAGCACATGATGGGGAAACAGGCATTATTGTTGTTCCTGTTAACTATCGTCGTGCCTACATAGAATGGAAACCTAGAGGTTCTGGTGGTGGTTTAATTAGAGACCATGGAGCTGATAGTGCTATCCTACAAGGATGCACTCGTGATGAAGAAACATTTCGTGATTTAACAAAAGAGGGAAATGAAATTGTAACCACTGCAGAATATTTCTGTTATGTTGTAGATGTAAAGACAGGAACATTCAATCAAGCATTAATCGCAATGACTTCTTCACAGCTCAAAAAAGCTCGTCGTTGGAATTCTATGATCGCACAGCTTCAAATTCCAAATCCAAATGGTGGATTATTCAATCCTGCGTGCTTTTGGAATGCATATAAGTTGACAACTGTTCCTGAAGAAAATGATAAGGGGAGTTGGTTCGGCTGGCAAGTCGACCAAATGTTTGATGCTGACTCAGGAGGAATAATAAAAAATATTCCTAATGGGCAAGACATTTATTTAGCAGCAAGGTCTTTTAGAGACCAAATCAAACAAGGAAGTGTGAATGTTTCTCCAGACGCACAAAGAGAAACACCAGACTTTTAATATATAGGTGGGCAGAGCTGGCACAGAGTTCTGTCCACTATATGAAGGGGAAGGAACAACAATGGATCTTATCAAAAGATTTATGGCTCTTTTTGATGGCTATGAGAAAGCATATGGGCAGTATAGGACAGTGTCAACATCTGATGATGGCAAGTTATCAGGAAGAGCATTAACAATATCAGAATCAGTTACTTCAAAGAATTTTGAAGACCATTTAAAAGGAGAGGGTTCTATTCTTGGAATTATTATGCTGAAGCAGAACAACACTTGTAGTTTTGGGTGTATTGATATTGATATTAGAGGAATTGTTAAACTAAATGAGCCATTAGAAGAATTAGAAAAAAGAGTGCAATCAATGCCATTAGTTTTATGCAGATCTAAAAGTGGTGGTGCACATTTATACTTATTCACAGATCCTCCTGTAAGAGCGACTCAGATGGTAAGCAAACTAAATGAATTTGCAGCTCAATTAGGATATGGTGGTGTAGAAATATTCCCAAAGCAGGTACAAAGAGCCAATGAAAGAGATAGAGGGAATTGGATTAATTTATGTTATCATGGTGGCAACAGCAGTGAGAGATATGCAATCAGAGACGGCAAACAATTAAATTTAAAAGAATTCATAGAATTTGCAGAACAGAAAAGAACCACAATAGAAAATTTAGAATCTTATCAATCTGAATTAACAGAAATGTTTAAAGATGGTCCACCATGTCTTCAATACTTATCAACGATGGGATTTCCTGAAGGAACAAGGAATATTTCTTTATTCAACATTGGTGTATATTATCGCAAAAGAAATCCAGACGATTGGCAAGAAGATGTGATGAAACATAACTATGAACACATTAAACCATCTTTGTCTGCGACCGAAGTTAATGGCATAATAAAAGGTGTTGCTAAGAAAGATTATATTTATACTTGCAAACAATCACCAATCTGCAATTACTGCGAAAGATCTAAATGTTTGAAAAGACCTTTTGGCATTGGTGGAGGTGGCACAGGACAAACGATAGAGATAGATGCCATAACCAAGTATGAGACTGAGAACAAGATGTCTGTAAGGTGGTATATAGAAATTGGTGGGGAAAGAATAGAAGTGACCACAGAGCAATTGCTTGACCAAAGAAGATTGCAAAGGATGTGTGTAGAAAGATTAAATAAATGCCCAAGCACTATGCCTGGACCAAGATGGGAGCAAAGAGTGAATGAGTTATTAGAAGTTGTAGAAGTTATTCATGACCCAGATGATGCATCTCCAAAAGGACAATTTGAAAAATTACTCGATACATTCTTAACAGGAAAAGTTCAAGCTCGTCATCGTGATGAGATAATGAATGGAAAGCCATGGCACAATACAGAAGACGATAGAGTTTATTTTCGTTCGGAAGATTTATTTGTTTACTTAGACACCAGAAGATATAAGTATTCTTCTCAGCACCAAATATGGTCTTGGTTAAGAGAAGGAGGAGCAGAACGAAAAACATTTCGTATAAAAGGCAAACCAGTTAAAGTCTGGTCTGTAGAGGCACCTGACTTCTTTGAAGAAGAAGAACTTGAAATCCCATCAACAGTTAAGGAGGAATTCTAATGAATGATTGGAATGTTGAGAAAGATAAAAAAGAAATGGTTAAAAGAATAAGAACACAATTGTCTACTAATGACACTTTGGAATTGGTTTTCTCTTCTGAAGAATTATTAAGAGAAGGTCGTTTCCCTAAAAATGCTTTGGGAGCAATTACTAGATTGGAAGAGGTTATTCGGAAAATAAAACATGGACATAAAATCAAACCATAGAGTTAATATTATTCTTGGTCCTCCAGGAACTGGAAAGACAACTACACTTTTAAATATAGTTGACAAAGCTCTTGTGTCTGGAGTCCAACCAGAAAAGATAGCATTTCTTGCATTCACTCGCAAAGCAGCAAACGAAGCTATGGAAAGAGCCATGACTCGTTTTAATTTAGATGAAGATCGTTTGCCATATTTTAGAACTATGCACTCATTAGCATTTAAAGAATTGGGATTGCGACGAGATGAAGTGATGACGACCTCTCATTATAAAAAACTTGGCAAAGCAATGGGAATAAGTTTCAAAGGAATATATGATGAGATAACTCATTTGCCTGTTGGTGATGGTCTTGGAGATAAATGTGCTCGTGTTGATGCATTAGCTCGAATGAGCATGCGACCATTAGAACAGCAATATGGTTTATTAAATATTAGTGATTTAAATTATCATGCAGTTCAGCAATATAAAAAAGCATTAAAAATTTACAAACAAGAACTTGGTTTATTTGATTTCACTGATATGCTTGAAAAGTATGAAGGATCTTTACCAATTGATATTTGTATCTTTGATGAAGCTCAAGATCTTTCTTCTTTACAGTACAGAATGGGAATTAATTTAGCAAAGAAAGCAAAAAAAGTTTATATTGCTGGAGATGATGACCAAGCTATATTTGGATGGGCAGGTGCGGATGTTACAAAGTTCCTTGCACTAAAAGGTCATAAGATAGTTCTTCCAAGATCGTATCGTATACCAAAATCTGTACATTTTTTAGCATCAACAATTTTATATAGGATTAAAAAAAGATACAGCAAGAACTGGAAACCCAAGCTAGAAAGAGGAAGTGTTGAATGGTTAGCAAGTGAGCAAGAAGCTCAACTTAAAGGTGAATGGCTTATGCTGGCTCGTTCAAAATATTTATTGGTGCGATTAAAATTAGTAGCAAGACAGCAAGGTCGTGGCTATTATTTGTTTGGACATAATTCTTTGGATACAGATATTACTCGTGCAATCATCTCTTGGGAGAATCTTAGGAAAGGAAATAAATTGTCAGTAACAGAGGCAAAGAATCTTTTAACATTCTTACCAATAAAACATAAATTAAAAACAAAAAAAGTTTATGGCGTTTTAGATTTTGGTCTTCCTGAAGAAACATTAAAGAGAGACTGGATGTCAGTTTTAAAATTAATTCCACCAGATGAAAGAGAGTACATAAGGTCATGTTTGAGAAATGGAGAAAAATTAACTGATAAACCAAAAATAATTATTAGCACCATTCACCAAGTTAAAGGAGGGGAAGCTGATAATGTCCTATTGCTAACAGACATAGGAACAAAGTCATGGGAGAACATGCACAAAGACGAAGAATTAAGAGTGTGGTATGTAGCACTAACAAGAACCAAAAATAGATTATTTCTGGTGCGTCCTAACTCTTTGAAATATATTGAATTCTAAATAATTTATTTTTTTACTTTACTTTCAGAGCATTAAGAGAGATAACATTTATATATATTTAGAAAGGAAAATAAAATGATAGTAGCAAATAATAATACATTTAAGTCATTAGGACTAGATTATTCTGTACTGGAATGGAAGGATAAAAGAATAAATGCCATTAACAGGATAATATCAAAATTTAATTCTCAAGAAGTTGCAGAGAAGTATGTAGAAGAATACACCAGAGTCTGCGATTCTGGAGCAATAAATAAGAAACAATATAAGCATTTAGAAAGGAAAACAAAATGAATATTTATAGATTCGTGCTGAATCGTTACAGCAAAAATAGATCAACTGTAATAGCATTCCCAAATAAAACAACTGCTATGAATGATGCATCCAAAGGGATTATAATTCTTAATGAACAAGATCTCATAGATAAGACGATGGTTAGGTTGGATGATATGGTTGAAATTTTCAATAATTATGTTCCTGTAGCATCTAGAATTAAAAGATTCTCAGACAGAGCAGCAGGAGCAAGAAGACTTATGGAATTATTATCAAACTTAGTTAATCTTCGAAAAATTGAAGTTCGAAAAGGAACTACATCTAAAGTGAAGAATATGGTTGTAGAATCGAGAGGAAGGAAATCTAAGTTTGATAACAAAAGAATTCTTCTTAAATCTGAAGAGACTCACAATCCCAGAAGAAAAGGAAGTCATGGATTTACATCTTATCAAATAATTTTAGATAATCCTGGATTAACTTATGCAAAATTTATAGAGTTAGGAGGAAGACGACAAGATCTTGCACATGATGTTATAAGGAAAAGATTCAAGGTGCTACGATGAAAATTTATGGAGCAGGGATGGCAGGACTTTTAGCAGGACAGATGCTGAGAAGATTTAATCCAACAATCTGCGAGCAAAAAGAAAGTTTGCCACACAATCATGAGGCATTATTAAGATTTCGCTCTGATGATGTCTCTATTGCGACTGGTATCCCTTTTAAAAAGGTGCATGTGCACAAGGCAATTAAATATGGAAATGAAATAGAAACCATTCCAAATTTATTTTATTCAAATTTATATTCTGGTAAGGTCATTGGTGCATATCTAGATCGTTCAATAAACAATTTAGATTCTGTTGATAGATTTATATCTCCTTTTAATTTTATAGAATTGATGGCACAGAATTTAAACATTGAATACAATACACCATTAGACCATTCTAAATGTGTAGATGCAAGATATGGTATGAAAAATGATGGAGATTCTTTTCCACTTATTACAACTATTCCTATGCCAATGATGATGGATATAGTTGAGTGGGAAAAGAAACCAATTTTTAATTATAAAACAATCTGGTCTCAAAAAACTATTATTGAAGATCCAGAAGTTTGTGTTAATCAAACAATATATTATCCTGATCCTAAGACCAATTTCTATCGGATCTCTATAACTGATAATGTAGTAATTGCAGAATATATAATAGAACCAAAAAATACTGGTCCAGATATAATGGGAGCATTACGAGATGATTTTGGAATTGATGCTTGTAAATTAGCTCCAATTGCACAAACAGAAATGAAATATGGTAAACTCTTGCCAATAGATGAAAATATAAGAAAAGAATTTATTCTTTATTTAACACAAGAATATAATATTTTTTCTGTTGGAAGATTTGCTACATGGCGACAACTTTTACTTGATGATGTTGTAAAAGATATTAAGATAGTAGAAGGATTAATTGGAGACGCTTATAAGACTAAATTACAATCTGAGAAAGGAAAAAAAGATGTTTAAAATTTTTATGATTTTATTTTTACTGGTTGGATGTGCAGAATATATATATCTTGCTGAGACTCCAACATGGTATTTAAATCCTCCAAGTGATAAGCACAATCTAATTACTTCTGGATATGGAGAATCTAAACACAAACAACTTGCTCTTGATATGGCAGTTATGGCTGCAAAAAGATCTGCAGCTGATAGTATTGCAAGTGATATTAAAGGAAGATCCAAATATTATCTTTCAGAAGGTGTTTCGCAAGGATCTGAAGTTGCAATGATTGAGAATATAAATATGAGAATTGAAAATTACAGAAGGATTAAAACACTAATCCATGAAATTTCAAATGGATATGAAGTGTATGTTCTTTTATCTTTCCCTCAACAGTTCAATGGGAAAATATTCTCAGAGATAGAACAATGAAAATTCTTACAATTATCTTAGCTTTGTGCGTGGCTCTTCTGATGTCTAAAAAAGAAGATGAAACTGTTCCACAAGCAGCTTATAGAATTGGGAGTAATATAACATGGATAATATCGGAGACATTCAAATGAATATAGAATTAATAAACTATACGAGTGATGCAAAAAATCTTTTGCTTTTTACAAAGAACACAAGATTGATGAATACAGAAAATTCTTATGACTCTATAAAGAAATGGCCAGATAGTAAAAAGCAAGGTGAGTTGGATTATATGCTTAAGACAATAAAATCTTCTTGGGAATTTGTTGATTACACTTTTGACATTAGAGGTGTTTCAAGAGCATTCACTCATCAACTCGTAAGAACTCGTCAAGCCAGTTATGCCCAGCAATCCCAAAGAACAGTAAATATGAAATTGTTTGGTTATTACACTCCACCAGCAATCAAAGAAAATCCAGAAGCGAAAAAAGTTTTTGATGAAACGATGAGTCATATTCACTCTGGTTATGAAGAGCTTTTAAAATTGAAGATGGCTCAAGAAGATGCTCGTGGTGTTCTTCCAACAAATATACATACCAATATTGTTGCGAAATTCAATCTCAGAACTTTGCATGAAATGGCAAAATCTAGATTAAGTCCAAGAGCACAAGGAGAATATCAAGAAGTATTTAAGAGGATGGTTGCCTGTGTTATAAAAGTTCATCCATGGGTAAAGCCATTTTTAACACCAACAGAGTGGGCAACACCTTCAATGGCCATACCATTAAATCCAAGGAGAAAGAAATGAAAAGAATAGTTCTATGTGATATAGATGGAACTCTTGCCAATGTTGTTCACCGATTGCATTTAGTGAGTGGTGAAGAAAAAAATTGGGAAGAATTTAATTCCAAAAGCAAAGAAGATAATGTTAAAGAAGATATTGCTAATATTTTAAGACAGCTATATTCTGATGAAGAAACTGAAATCTCTATAATAACAGCTCGTGAAGATAAATGGATCGAAGATACAAAAAGATGGTTAGATTTAAATGATATTCCTTATAATAATCTTCATATGAGAAAAGCTGGCGATCGTCGTTCTGACTCTGATGTCAAGAGAGAAATCTTCCGAAAAAATTATAAGAAGAAAGATATCTGGTTTGTTCTAGAGGATCGTGTAAAAGTTGTTAAAATGTGGAGAGAATTAGAATTAACTTGTTTACAAGTATCAGAAGGAGATTTCTGATGAAGAAACCAAAACAGCCAAAATTAAGAATTGTTCACAATAATTTAGAATTCGAAAGGCAACCTGTTGCAAGAATTCTAGATGCTCAGCCAACTATACTTCATGAATTTGAGAAGTTTGTAGAAAAGGTACAAGAGCTTGCATTAAAAACAGAAGCACTTGAGAATAAACTCAAGATTGTTAGTGAGGAAATAGATGATGCTGAAAAAATATAAAACAGAATATCCAATGCCAACTGATTTATACAGTTGGTTCCATGCAGCAACTAAAAAACAAATAAGAGAATTTGTAAATCCACCAGAAGGATTAGTTGTTAATGTTGGAGCAGGATATAAAACTATTAATGGTTCTAATTCTAATGATGTAGTTGCTTTAGATTATCCTGAATGGGATGCAGAAAATCAACCTCTTCCATATAAGGATGGCTCTATTGCTGGCTTTATCGCTTTTGGATTTTTAGAACATATAAATAACCCAGCAGAAGTTCTGTCTGAATTCCAGAGATGCTTGAAAGGAAATGGAACTGTTACCATAATGGTTCCTTATTATAATTCTCAACTTCAATGGCAAGATCTTACTCATAAAAAAGCATACAATGAGGAGACATGGAAATGCACCTTCAACAATGCTTGTTTTGATAAAAGTGTTTTTCCTGGAGAATCTAGGTCGGAATGGAAATTTGAAATTGGTATAAATTTAATAATCGGACAAGAAGAGAGAAACATTTTTCTTTTAACTCAACTAATAAAAAGGAAATAGAATGTCGAAATTCACTTTATCAAATAGTTATATAGACAAGCAAAAGTCTAAATATCCTGCCCAAGTAAAAGAAAGTAACAGAAGAGCCATAGTTGTTGGTGCAGATTCCGAAAGCAATATAGGATTTCATATTAGCAATAAATTTATTAAAGAAGGCATTTTTGTCAATTCTTTTACTAAAAGTGTTTTGAATATGGCTTCAAATAATCTTCCTGTAAAGGAAGAGGATGACATTCTAGTTTTGGCCAATGGATATACTTATCTTGATTGGATTGAAAATCTTAATGATGAGCAAATTTCAACTATGATAGATGACACTTTTTTAGCTTCTGTAAGAGCAACAAATCAGTTTGTGGAAAAGACCATAGATAATCCTTATAAGAAATATATAATTTTTATAGGATCGATGGCATATAAAAATGTACTAAATGGTTCCTCTGTTTATTGTGCATCAAAAGCAGCAATATCTCATTTTTCAAAATGTATAGCTTGGGAGCTTTCTCCGAAAGGATATAATGTAATAACAATTAATCCTAGCAATACAGAAGGAACTCCTATGACTGAAGAAACTATAAAAGGTCTTATGAGATATAGAGATTTGTCTAGAGAAGATGCTGAGAAATATTGGGGAGCTGTATTACCAAAGCATAAATGGTTACAACCAGAAGAAATTGCAGATATTTGTAGTTTTTTCGTAAGTGGAAAATCAGATTATATGTCAGGAACTCAAATAGATTTATCAGGAGGACAAAGATGAAGAAAAACAAAAGGGCAGATTATTTATTAAATCAGGCATTACAAACTTTTATAGAAAGAAGAAAAGTTTATGGAGACAGTTACATACTGCATGCAAAAGTTATGGCTGCAATGTTTCCTGATGGAATTACTTTAAAAACAGAGGTTGATATGGCTCGTTGGTCTGTGTTGAATTTAATAATGATAAAACTTATTAGATATATTAAAGATTTCAAAAAACCACATAAAGATAGCATCCATGATTGTGGTGTTTATTCTTTTGTTTTGGAAGAACTTGACCAAGCAGAAGATGGAAAAATAAATTTAACAGAACTTGTAAAGAATATGGAGAAATCTGATGATAGTGATGGATCTTGAGACCACAGGACTGCTGATGCCAGAAGCATCTCACATTGATGAGCAACCACACATAATAGAATTCGGTGCAATCAAATTGGATAAAAACTTAAAAAAAGTTAAAGAATTAGAATTCATGGTAAATCCTGGAATTCCATTAACACCTTTAATAACAAAAATAACAAAGATAACCGATGATGATTTAAAAGACAAGCCACCATTTATAAGTTATTTTGATAAACTTGCTGAATTCTTTTTAGGAGAAAGCACTATGGTTGCTCACAATTTGCCATTTGATAAAGGAATATTGAAGTACAATTTAGATAGAATTGATAAGACAACGAATTTCCCATGGCCAAAGAATAATTTATGCACCATAGAAGTTGGTCAACAGATCTGGGGAAAGAAAAGAAAACTATCAGACCTATATAAAGAAATTACAGGAAAAGAGCATAAAGGTGCCCACCGAGCTCTTGTAGATGTTGAGGCAACAGTTGAAGTTCTTAGATGGTACAAAGAGAATGGACACTTAGATGATTAATCTAAAAGTGAGAACAGAATATTCTTTCCGTCGTGCTTATGGACCATTGCAAAAAGTTATTGATGCATGTGATGCAGAAAGAATTGCTATAACTGATGATGGTACATGGGGACATGTACCATTGTCTAAATTATGCAAAAATCCAATATATGGAGTCGAAATAGCTTTTGTAGAAGATGCAACTGAAAGAAGTAAACAGCCAGTTAATTACATTACATTCTTAGCAAAGAATAATTCTGGCTTGAAAGAAATTTATAATCTAACTTCTATGGCAACAGCCAAAGACCATTTCTATTATTTCCCTCGTTTAGATTACACCCATCTTTTTGATATTAGTGATAATGTTTTTATTCTGTCTGGTTCAAATCCAAATTGGGGATTGCTACCAAAAAATAAAAATGTGTTTGCAGAAATAAATCCAATGAGTGTGAAAAAAGTTTTAGACTATAAATTCCCTCTGGTGGCAACCAGTGATAATTATTATCCAAATATTGTTGATAGAAAAGTTTATGAAGTTCTTGTTGGCAGGAATAGACAGGGAAGCACCAAACCAATGCATATACTTAATGAGTGGGAATATAAAAGTGCTATTCCTTGGGCACCAAAGGAAGCTATTGATAATACAGAATTTATTGCCAAGCAGTGTAATGCTTCTTTGGAAGAAGCAACGATGGTGAAATTTAATAAGACCAAATCTCTTCTGCAATTATGCAAAGAAGGTGCAAAAAAATTAAATATTAATTTAGATAATAAAAAATACAAAGAGAGGCTACAATATGAATTAGGATTAATTGATGAAAAGAAATTTGAAGATTATTTCTTTGTTATTGCAGATTTGGTTAATTATGCAAAACAACATATGCTCGTTGGTCCAGCCAGAGGAAGCAGTGCAGGATCTTTAGTTTGTTATCTGTTGGGAATAACAGATGTTGATCCATTAGTCCATAATTTATTATTTGAAAGGTTTATAGATGTTAACAGAGCTGACTTACCAGATATTGATATTGATTTCCAAGATGATCGTAGAGAATTGGTATTTGCTTATTTAAAAGAGAAATATGGTGCAGATAAAGTTGCAAGACTTGGAACAATAAGTCGTTATAAAGCAAAAAGCACAATTGGTGAAGTTGCCAAAGAACTTAATATTCCTCAATGGGAGGTTAATGATTTAAAAGGAGCAATAGTAGAAAGAAGTGGTGGTGATGCTCGTGCAGCATTTTGCATCTTAGATACTTTTAATGATTTGGATATTGGGAAAAAGATTTTAAAAAAATATCCTCAGATGAAACTTGCAGCAGAAATGGAATTTCATGCAAGACATCATGGTGTGCATGCAGCAGCAGTTGTTATTACTGAAAAACCAATAAGAGATTATTGCTCTTTTAATCAACAGACAGAAGCTCTTCAAGTTGATAAATATGATGCTGAAAGATTAAATCTTTTAAAAATAGATGCATTGGGTTTGAGAACTTTATCTGTATTGCAAGATGTTCTTGACCAAGTTGAATGGAGTCGGCAGAAATTAGTTGAATTCCCATTAGATGATGAAGGAGCATTTAAGGTTTTGAATGATGAAAAATATTCTGGTATTTTCCAATTTGAAGGTTATGCATTACAATCTTTAACAAGACAGATGAAAGTCCATAACTTTGAAGAGATTGCTGCATTAACAGCACTTGGTCGTCCTGGACCATTAGTATCAGGAGGAACAACCCAATATATAAGAAGACACACAGGAGCATCTCCAATAGAATATTTGCATCCTATGGTTGAAGATATTACAAAAGTCACTTATGGCATTGTTGTGTACCAAGAACAAGTTATGGAAATTGGAAGACAAGTTGGTAAATTATCCTGGGAAGATATTTCTCAGTTGCGTAGAGCAATGAGCAAATCATTAGGACAAGAATTCTTTGATACATATTGGGATCGATTCAAAATCGGAGCTAAAGAAAATGGGATTGAAGAAGATGTTGCAAAGAACATGTGGGATAAAATCAACACAATGGGGTCTTGGGCATTTAATAGGTCTCATGCTATTAGTTATGGTCTTCTTTCTTATTGGTGTTGTGTTCTTAAGTCTCGTTTCCCTCTGGAGTTTGCTGCTGCTTGTTTGCGCAATGTTAGAGATGAAGAGCAGGGAATAAGATTATTAAGAGAACTTGTTAAAGAAAATTATGAATATAAACCTTTTGATAAATTTCATTCTACAGAGAATTGGATAGTCAAGGATGATAAACTTATTGGAGGGATAACTAATATAAAAGGTGTTGGTGGTAAAGTTGCTGAAGATATTATTAAAAGAAGAGAGCAAGGAATAGGATTTACACCAAGACAAGAAAAACTTTTAAATGAAGGTGTGACTCCTTATGATGATATTTTTGAATGTGAAAGAAGATTTGGTCATATTAAAAAAGAGCCACACAAGCATGGCATTTCTTCTTCAATAACTGATATTGGTGAGTTGGATGCAGATCGTCCTGGAACTTTTGTCTTTTTTGGAAAGTTAACTGAAAAGAATTTAAGAGACATGAATGAAACAGTCAATTTAGCTAAGAGAGGTGGTCGCAGAGTAGAGACTCATAATCTATGGCTTAATCTTACTTTTGAAGATGACAGTGGTCCAATAATAAGTACAATTGATAGATTTAAATATCCTAAACTCGGCAAACCAATTATTGAAGAAGGAAGAATTGGTGATTGGTATCTTATCAAAGGATATGTTAAAAAAGGATTCCGAAAAGTGTATGTTGAAAGATGGCGAAAATTAACATAAGTAAGTATTTGATAAAAAAAGGTAAAAAAAGACTTTACTTAACTGCTCAAATAAGATATAATACTTATATTGATTGAGAAAGGAAAGTAAAATGACAAAAAATAATAAAAGACCAGATGGGTTGACTCTTCCTAGAGGAAGCCAGACTGGACCAAATTGTGGAGTGACAGCGATGGCTATTGCTTCTGGAATTTCTTTTGATGCTTCATGGGATCTTTTGAAAAAGGTTTGCAGTGGTGTAAGATTCTCTGATTGTGGTAGAGCTTGGAATTCAACTAAATTCACAGGTGGAACTTTTGATCGTGAAAGAGCAATAGCATATAAAAAGATTGGTCTTAAAACCACAGAGATAAAACTTGACAAAATCAAAAAAAGATTGAAAGTGAAAAATCTTACTATCACCCAATTCGTAAAATGGGGATCCAAAAAAGGTGCCACATATATTATAACTGCAGGCAACCATGTTCAAGTTTTGAAAGATGGATGGTTAATTGACCAATCTGGTCCAACAACTGTCGATAAATTCTGGAACAGAAATTCTTATATCAAATTAGCTCGTGAAATTGTAAAAATGAGAAAAGCATCCAGCACATCCAAATATGCTGGCAAGAGATTATATAAGGTGCATGAAGGATATCACAATCACAGAAAGACTGGTACATTTGGATATCATTCTATGCAAATTATTATTGATTATCCTGGAATAAGTTATGAAGATTATATTACCAAAGGTGGAAGACCAAATGACTTAGCTTGGGATATTGAAAGACATCATGTTGTTGCAAGGGGAAATTAAAATGAAAAATTTAAACATAGAATTTACTTGGGATTTTCCAATAGACAAAGAAATGTTTATCTCTTTGAAGGCAATTGTAAACAAAGGTGGTTACTTCTCTCCCAAGCAGGCACTTTATTATAAAAAGAACATGAGTCAATTCCAGAAAGGAAATAAAGAGAAATCAAAATATTATATGTCTGGTTCAGAAAAAGAATTGCACAAAGATGAATATTATAAACACTTATCAGGAACCATGAATGCAGCAGCATGGAGAAGTAATTCCAGACGCTTTGGTTGGACTTTTGTTCTTGATAAATATGGTATTGTTGCTATGCACAAATTAGGTTTTGAATATGGCAAAGGAGACATGCGTGGTTGGTCAGGAATAGATCCACAGAAAGTGACTGAAGTTTTTAAAAGAAAACAATCTAAGAAAAAAATATCTGATATTGATAATGGTTATTGCGAAAGAGAACAATGGCTCGCCACTCTTGAGAAAAGAAAAGCTAAGAGAGAATATGTTGGTGAGATTGGACAAAAAGGTTATCAAGTAAAAGGTGTTATTAATTTTGTTACACAATTCTCAACCAGATATGGAGTAAGTTATATCACAGTCATCCGTGATGAAAATGATAATGCTATAAAACAAATGGGATCTTATATTGGAGAAAAAGGTAAAAATGTTTTTTTAATAGCTAACATCAAAGCCCATGAAATTTATAGAGATGAAAAACAAACCATAATAACAAGACCGAGAAAAATAGAATGCAAATAGTAGCAAAAGGAAAACAATGTATTGCTAGAGTTAAATTAGATTCTAGCAATACACAATTGTTAAGTGGACTTCCAGGATTCCACAGATGGATAAATAGAGACATGTTGTTCTCTCCAACAGGTGCAAATATTAATTACATAGCAAAATACTGGCCAGATGCAAATTGGAATGATGAAGCTAAAATTTTTCTTGATGATTATATTGAAACTTTACAACAAGCAAAAATAAATAGAACTTTTGAAACTCCATCTAATGATGATTTCATGTTTGAAACCAAACCTTTTAAACACCAACGAAAAGCATTCTATATGAGCCGAGACAAAGACAATTTTGCATTACTCATGGAGCAGGGAACAGGAAAAACTAAAATCATCATTGACAATGCTGCATATCTCTATGGGAAAGGAAAGATTAATTGTCTTGTTGTTATAGCACCTAATGGTGTCCACAGAAATTGGCTTGATAATGAATTGCCAGCTCATATGCCACAATGGTGCCCAACAAGTTCTATTTATTATTATTCTGGTATGAGTAAAAAACACATAAAGAAATTTAACAATTTGATAATGGAGAAAGATGTTTTAAAGATTTTTTCTTTTAATGTTGAAGCATTCGTGTCTAAAGTTGCTATGAAATATTTAGAAAATATCTTACTATCGCATGAATGCTTATTAGTAGTTGATGAAAGTTCTAGGATCAAAACTCCTGGAGCTCACCGAACAAAAGTGATAACCAAACTTGGGAAGCTTGCACCATACAGAAGAATATTAACAGGCACACCAGTGACAAAAGGTGCAGAGGATGTTTTTTCACAGTTTAAATTTTTAGATCCTTATATTCTTGGCTATGATAGTTTTTACACTTTCCGAGCAAGATATTGTATTATGCGTGAATATGATAATCGCAAATGGATTGTTGGTTATCAAAATGTTGATGAATTAACAAACAGCATCAAAGGACATTCTTTCAGAGTCCTAAAGAAAGATTGTCTGGACTTGCCAGAAAAAATTTATCAAAGATCCTATGTAGAATTATCAAAGGAGCAGAGACAAATTTATAATTCAATTAAAAATGAATATGTAGCAAGTTTGGGTGATGATGAAATAACTGTTCCTGAAACTATTACCAGAATTTTAAGATTACAGCAAATTGCTTGTGGGTGGTTTCCGTTTGAAAATGAAGTGAAACCAATCAATAAAACAAATCATCGTTTAAAAGCACTTTTAAGCATTTTAGATGGAATAGACGCAAAAATCATCATTTGGGCACGATTCCGAGCGGATATAATGGCCATAGGAGCAGCATTAGGAGACTCTGGTGTGGCTTACTATGGCGATATATCAGGTGATGACAGAGTAATTGCTGTTGATCGTTTCCAGAGAGATCCTAAAATAAGATACTTTATAGGACAGCCACAAAGTGGAGGGATGGGATTAACTCTGACTGCAGCTCAATATACTATATATTATTCAAACAGTTTTGACCTTGAAACAAGATTGCAGTCTGAAGATCGGTGTCATCGTATTGGCACTAAAACAAATATAACATACATAGACATGGAAGCGACACAGACTGTAGATGGTCAAATAATAAAAGCACTGCGAAATAAGAAGTCAGTTGCTGATGTCGTTAATGAAGATCCGAAATCTATGTTTTTGGAGATGAGTAATGAGTGAAAAAGCACTATGGTCTTTTATAAGAGAGAATTTAGGATTGAAGATGTTCCGAGTAGAAAATAGAGTAAGTGTTGGAATGCCAGATGTTCATTATATTCGTAATGGTGTCTGTGGCTGGTTTGAAATGAAATATACTGATGACTGGTCATTGAATAGACGAGTTTCTGTTGGTCTTAAAAAACACCAGCACTTGTGGTTGAAAGAATACACCAAACATGGTGGTTCCTGCTGGATAATTTTAAGAGTTGGTAGAAATTGGTTAATGTTGTTTAAAGGAGATGAAGATCTAGTTAAAATGATAAAACCTCAAGAATTAATTGATAAGGCTATTTGGCATCACAAAGGAGCAATGAAAAGAGAAAACTGGAAATTATTACAGGAGGTGATTGAAGATGGATAATAATTATGAGGAATATTTAAAGACACAAAGAAAGTATCCCACCATTGTTGTAGACAATTTCTTTAAAAATCCAGATATAATTAGAAAGTTTGCTTTATCGTTGTCTTATGAGAGAAACAAAAAAGGGAGATGGCCAGACAGACGCTCTCCTCTTTTGCATGAGGTTAACGAGCCTTTTGTTAAATCAATGGCTAGAAAAATATTGAGTGTGTATTTTGACTTAAGATCAAATGAAGTTTTTTGGGATAGTATTCAAATGGGATTTCAAAGAACTAAAGAGTTCTCAAGTATAAAAGACAGTTTACAGAATAAAGGATGGATACACATAGATGGTAGGAGAACATTTGCTGGTCTTGTTTATTTAACACCCAATATCAGTATAGGTGCTGGAACAACTATTTATAGATTAAAAGAAGAATATAAAGATTTTAATGTAGAAGATAGACAAATAGAAAGAGAGCATCTGTATGGGGATGGTGTGTATAATAAAGATACATACGACAAAGAGATTGATGAGCTACATAGAAAGTTTGAAGTCGTTACAGAGGTAAAGAACATCTACAACAGGTGTATTATGTATGACGGACATGAGTATCATACAGCCAGCACTTACCATTCAGAAGGTCAAGAAAGATTAATTCTTATTTATTTCTTTAAAAATGTTAGATGCAATATTACACCTTTTGATAGAATAATGAACTTTGATAAAGAAATAGAAAAGACTATATTTACAGGGGAGACTGAAAATGTTAAAACTAAAAAATAATATTGTTCTGATTAAGGAGAAAGAAACTCCAACTGGAACAATTAAAAGACTCGAAAGAGAAATAAAAGAAAAAGATGAAGTTATTCGAATGCGTGAGCAT